CGCGTGGCCCCCGATCCCCCCTCCGGGAGGACCCATCGATGGGGGGCTATTTGAGGTGAGGCTGATCGCTTAATGATGCTTATCAGGGCCTGAGAGCAACCCAGGGTTTGGGCGATCTGCGATTGGGTTTCGCCGGCGGCGAGGCGTCTGGCGATCTCTGTGCGATCGTAGGTGGCTTTGCGGCCTCGGATCGGGTCGAGGTTGGCGGCTTGTCGGGCAGCACGGACGACAGCTTGCCAAGCCCGTTGCTTCGAGCGTGGCATGGCCTCGGCTGCGTGCTGGGTGATCAGGTTGACCAGTTCGTCGTCGGTCATGGGGTGCCTCGCTGATGCAGTTTTCTGAGTGTGCAGCAGGCCTCACACGGTTGGAATTCACCGATAGAGACCGCCTGCCAACTGAATCGGATGTCGTGGTCCGTGGTAGCCGCTCCACAGAGGGTTCGTTTCTGCCGCGATGATCCGGATGGATACCATCGGTTCACTTGCTCGGGGCGAGGCATTGGCGCCCGAATGTGAAATGTGGTCATGGCTGGAACTCGCAGAGCGTGTAATTGAAGTCGATGGCGCCCAGCGCCTCGGGGGCTTTACCTTTGGCTTGGTCTCGCAGGGTGACAATCAGGGTTTGATCGCCTGGCAGCAGGGTCAGGTCGACTGTGTCTCGGTCAGGGCGATGCCTGTGAACGCCTCGCAGACCTGCCAGGGCTGCCAGCACATCACACGTCGACTGGAATGTCAGCAGTGAGACCGTGTCACGTGTGCGAGTCGACAACAACTCGGCGACACGTTCGACACCGATGGGCTCGATCGTAAGTGTGCCCCGGAGGCCTGCTATTCGTGGGGATGATGAGGTCAGCAGCAGTCGGGGCATTCGCTTCCTATGAAGTGAGGGGGGCCGTTTCCAGCCCCCCGGGTTTTGTTGGATCAGCCGGCGTACACGTTGTAGCCCAGCGCTTGCAGTCGAATTCGCAGTTCGGTGACTGCCTGGTTCTTCTTCTGGCCTTCGCTGCTCTTGGTTGGCCAGGCGATGAGTGTCGGGACGTATCCCGCGGTCATCGCCTCTTCGAACTTTTCCCAGCTTGGGAACGCGGTGCAGGTCTTCGTGAGGCTGTTGAGAGTGTTTGTCATCGTTTGGTCCTTTTGTTGACCGGGTTGTGTTGTTGTCAGCTGCGTGTCTGACGCGGTGTATTGTATCGACCGGTTTCCGATCGTCAATAAATAAATCGGCGTATTTTTTTATTTTTCTGAAAATGGGTGTTTTGCAGTTTGAAAACTGGTCATTCCCGCCGATCGCAACTACTGCAGGGCCTCGCCGTCTGACCGGCTTTGTACCGGGACGGGGCACACTCGCCGAAGATGTTGCAGCTGGAAATTTGGACCAGCGTGCCCTTGGGGCCTGCCTGCGATCCGCATAGCTCGCAGCGGTCGGTGCGGATGACGTCGCCTCGGTGGATGCAGTCGCCGCCCTGGCGTGATCGCTTGCGGGTTGCGGCCAACTGGGCCTCGGTGGGCTGTTCATCCTGGCGGTGACATCCAGCACAGACCGCCAGCGGTTCGCCCGTCGATCGCGTCAGGCCGCATGGGGTCAGCGTGCATGATCCCTCCAGCACACAGCGATAGACCGTGATCAGCTGGCCGTCGATGATCGTGGTCGCGTGCTTGTGCCGGCGGTGGGGGCAATCGTCTGGCATGGTGCAGAGTGGTGCAACGTGGTGCAGATCGTGAATGTGACAACGTATGTCACATTGTTACTCGCAGGTCGTATAGGCCTGCTGGCCCTCGGCCGTTGGCGTGAAGTCTGGTTCGACGCATTCCAGGCCCGAGGGGCAGACGCTGCCATCCTTGACCCAGATCAGGGTGTCTCCGCTGACGGTGGCCGTCCACAGGCAATCCGCGGTGCACGGTGTATCGGGGGCCGGTCCCACTGCCGCCACCGTGATCGTCGTCGGCTCGGTGAACAGTGACTGCAGCCATACCAACCGAGTCGCCCCGCTTCCCGGGGCATAGTTGAAGCCGCCGAACGTAGGATCGCCGGGTGATGTCACCAGCGTCAGATCATTGCTGCCATAACAACACCATGCGTCTTTTCGAATGCGCCAGATGGACACGCCGATTGTGGCCGTTCCCCCCAGGCCTCCCACATCGTAGACCACTTCGGCAATCAGGTAGATCCAGTCACCGGCGATCGACAGGAATAGCCACCAGGTCAGCGTTGAGGCATGCAGATCGCGCATATCGGGCGAGCCGCCGCCGGTCACACCGACCTGCACCTGAGTCACCGAGGGGCTTAATGCTCCGTTGGCTGTTGCCGCACAGCTGCCCCAGAACGACAACGATGTCGGATCGGAGGCCACATCGGGAATCGTGGTGTTTGCCTTCGTCCACTCCAGCGGATTGCCATCGGGGCACGTGCCACAGCTGGCCGCCAGGCATTCGGTGATCACATCATACCAACCGCCGCCGCCATCGGTGGCCGTCAGGCCGAATTCAAAGCTGCCGGTCGAACTGATGCCGGTGAACTCCTGATCCCACAGGATTAGCGTGGCCGGGTCCTGGGTGCCGTCGTCTTGCGGCGCCCAGATCTCGACGTTCCACTTGCCGTTGCCGTTCCAGTACAGCTTGACCTGGGCGGACTGATTCAACGGGAAGCTGAGGTACGTTTTGACCAGCGTGTTTGAGACTGTGTCGATCGTGCCGACGGCGTCAGTGGGAGCATATCGCAGCGTGTTGTCGGTCCAGTCGATCCACAGCGCGAAGGCATTCGCGATGAAGATGCCTGACTGGTTGCTGTGGAATGTCGCATCATGAAAGATCGACCAGAATCGGCTCTTGATCGAAAAGTTCTGTGCCCCGCCGCGTTGCCCCTGGGTGATCCTCTTGCGAGCCGACGCAGCCGGCGTGGCTCCGCTGCCATCGTTCAGCTCGAGCCGATACGGTGAGGTCTCGATCGACCAGTTCGTGTCATCGCCAGTGAACGTGAATCGAGACAGCAGCGTTTCGACGCCATCGACAAATAGCTGCTGGCTGCAGGTCTCACAGCAACAGCCGTTCGGGTTCTGATAGCCCATGATCGCCCCAAAAATATTTCGTGCGAAATAATCGCGTGGTGTCAGCACTCGGCCTGAACGATGATCCATTTGCCGAAGTAGAAGCGAATCGCACAGCGAGTGCCGGAATCGAACGTGCGTTCCGGCGTGAAGCCATGCCACACCTTGGGGATCACGCGCGACGTCAATCGCCATTCGTCTTCGAACGTGTGACCGGGGTCGGACAGGTCCGAATCCGAGACATAGACCGGGGCCAGCACGGTGGCCGACACGTGCCCCGATTCGCCCAGGGCGTCATCCAGTCGGACAATCAACCAGGCTTCATCCTGTCCGAATTCCTCGGGCGTCTTTTCCGGGCGTCGTCGATCGTTCATGGGACGGGTTTCCCTTGCTGGCCCTTCAGTGTGCTGGTCAGGATCTGAGGCCGTTGTTTCTTGAACGAGTCCAGCAGCAGTTCCAACCGTTGACCGCCATTCAAATGGTAAGTGAACCCCACGATCTGCGGGTTTCGCGTGTCCGCTCCGGCATTGGGATCGTAGCCGTTGAGCGACAGGTTGCGGCCGTCCACCTGGTCGATCAGATCGCCCATCAGGTATTCAGGATGCTTGACCCCTTCCAAGGTGACAGAACACGGAATCCGCATCGCGTCCTCAATGTCGCGGATGTCTTCGGCATAGGTCTGGATCTCGGTCGCATCATCGCGGGCAGTGGATTCACGCTCATGATAGACCGATTCCGCATCGACAGCCGAATTCTGAAAGCGGTCGCGCAGATCCAGGGCCAGCGTCACGTCCTGACCATTGGGCGACTGGTCCCGCCGGGTGGCGGTGCCTGTTAAACGCAGGTCACCCGCGATCACGGCTGTGATACGGACTCGGACCTTGTCCGCGTTGCCGCTGCTGACCAGATCCCACAGTTCCGACGGTGGCCGCGGCCCCTCGAACCAGATACCACATTCCTTTTCCAGGATGCTGAACGGCCATTTGACTCGCGTCCAGCCTGGATCATCCACCACATCGGGATCGGTCGCCCCGTCGGCGTTCTCGTCATACCACTGGACCAGGAAGCCGTTGGACTCGACATCATCGACATCGGGCCGCTGCGTCAGGCATCGCAGGAACTTCCGCCGGCGGACCTGATGCTCTTCGCCCAGCAGTGGTTCGAGGTCGTACGGGTCAGTGATCTCGGGCCGGACGCCGTTGTGATCGCCGCCTTCGTTCAGAATGAACTTGCGACCGACGGCCGGGTGAGCCTCGGCAAACGTCTGCCCCTTTTCCAGATCCTCATAGTTGGTCGTGTCGAACGAATCGGACCAGCCCATGTACAAATCAAACGTCGCTTCCCGCTTGGTGTAGTCGCCATAGACTTCGACCTTGTTGGCCAGGTCATTGATCGAATACTCGAGCGCCAGCGATTCGACGTTGGTTTTCTTGATGTCGCGCGACGTGCCCGGCCGCTGTAGCTTCAGTTGTTTCTTCGTCCCCGATCCGCGACGGAAGAACCGAATCGATGTGACGCGTTCCTGTGCCCCGAATCCTTCTGCAAACGCGTGCGTCAGGTACCAACCGTATTCGAACGGCATTAACAGCGTGTCCAATGCCTGGGGCAGATAGCATCCGAACGGGATCGCGACATTCTTCAGCATGTCATTGCGATCGGTAAACGCGGCGTCGACCGTCTTGCGACGTGGGTTGCTGATCCATTCCTGTTCGGGATTAAGCCACCAGCACAACGCCAGGACCGCATCGGCCAGCGTCCACTGGCTGGCGGTCTGAGCCTGCAGGGTACGAGCCGCCGCGGTGCGGACCGATTCAGGATCGATCACATAGTTCCAGCCCTGGGCGGCTGTGCGACTGGATTTGTTGCCCTCGATGATCTCATCGATTTCGGGGTTGAACACGAGCGGCCGGTTGACGTCCAGGCGATTCACAAACGGATCATAGATCGGGTACGACGTGAGAGGCACGCCGAAATGATGCTTCGTGATGCGGGCTTCATACGCAGTCGATTCGCCATCCGGCCCAATCCGCTGAGGATTCGCACTCAAAAACCCCCAGCCGATCAATTGGGTTGGTTCGCCGTCTTCGTCCAGCATCCGCAATTCAATCTGCCGCTGGACGCCGGTCGGGGTTGTCGTATCGATCAACCGCTTGTCCGCACGGTCCAGATCGACATCGAACGTCAGCAGGTCATCACGTCCACCGCCTGCCGATCGAGTCGCCTGCAACGGAATCAACCAGGTACATTCATCCCCCGGCAACGGGTCGCCGCCTTCCTCCTCGGGCGGATACTCCGGCTGAGGCGCCGAGCCATCTTCCGGGCCGAGCAGGACCACGAACTTCGCAGGCTTCTGGTAGAGGGCCGATGTGGGATTCGCAGGAGCGGATATCATTTTTCTCGTTTTCCCGTTGACTTCACAAAGGCACAGCAGTCACGGTGACAGACGCCGGACCAGCCGAGTCGGCGGTAAACTCCAGCGAGGCCAGAGCCGTCGTCACGGCACCGGCAATGCCCTGGACCACGAACCCATAGGTCACCCCGTTCGACAGGCCCTCGACTTCAAATTCATACAGGCGGATGGCATCATTCGGCACAACATCCACGTCGGCCACTGTGCCCGTCCCGGATGACTTGTGCAGTCGCAGCGTTTCCGGCTGGACGCCGTCGCGTGATGGCGTCCAGGCGATGCGGACCAGCAGCCCCCCGGCATCCCGCTTTTCGATCGCCAGCACAGTGACACTGCCCCGGACTTCGTCATCCTGCTCGCCGGATCCATCCACACCGACGATCACCGGGCGATAGATCGTCTGGTTTTCGCGGTCGTTCTGAAACGTCCGCACCTGCACTGCGACATCGACATTCAGCAGACTGGCCGGCAGAGTGTATGTCATCTGCGTGGCGGGACTGTCCGCCGTGGCAACTCGCTGAGTCTTATCGACCGAATCCGCTCCGGGGTCGATCGTGGCGGTTGTCGACTGAGCATACCACCGCGATGCAGGCCCGACCGGCTTCAGGCGGCGATACCGAATCGATTGACCGTTGGGAGTGCCGACGTATAGGCTGGCACCTGGGCCATCGGCAAACGGCCGTTGACCCAGCAGAACCCGCGTGTTGTGTGATCGTGCTCGCATGGTCTTCTCGTTACGCCCAGACGTCGATATTGTTCACGCCACGATAAGTCTGACCACCGGTGACGACGGTCGCGATCGCGGTGTATCCGGTGTCGCCGCTGAAGCCGGGATTGGCGTAGTCATCTTCGAACCAACCGTCACTGGTCGGGGCTCCGATGTCTGATGTCGACAAACTGAACTGAGGCGTCCCACCGTCCTCGATCACCTCGACGGCACATGTGGCGGACGGGTCGAGGGCGTCCAGGTCCACCAACTGGCCCCGCTGGTCGAACAACTGGACCTTGACGTGAGAGTTCGTCCCGTCTGTTGTCGTGGTCGTGACGTTCACACACACGTTGAATGCTGGCAACGTGCCGAAGGCCAGCCCGACACGGTTCCCGGCCATCACCGAAAATGAATCCAGTTGGCCCAGGTATTCATCTGTTGCCGGGGCCGCGGATCCGCCCAGGCGATCGAAGAATTTCACACTGATGTCTACCGGCGTGATCGTGGCGTTGATCGTCGACAGGTTCAGATCGGCACCGTATTCGGCCAGGCCATCGCCAAACGCGACCAACTGCGTCAGGGCCACGTTGGGCGTTGTCGGCGGGGCCCCGATCAGCTTCCAGGTATTGTCGGACCAGTCGAAGACCTTGCCGTCGGACAGTCGGAAGACCACGGCGTAGACCGTGCGGCTGGCATCGTGGTAAGCATTGAGGCGAATAGTGGTCATGGTTCTCTCACTTCACGAACTGTTGTAGCACCGTCGGCAGCGGGGTCGGGCAATAGAACTGATTTCCCTGCAGCACGATGGAATACATGCACAGCGACGGGGCCGCGTTGGTTGTGACGCTGGTGACATCGGCAGCCAGGTCATATCCGGGCGCCGTCTTGATGATCGGGATCGTGTTGGAGACCAAACCCCGACAACTGGTAATCCGAACGCATTGGGGCAGACCATTCAGCGTGATCAACGCGGATTCGGGCCATGTGTTCTGACCACAGCAAATCTGCGAATTGGTGATCACGATCATGCGGCCCATCCAGGGATTGACGATCGTCGGACCGCCGTTGTGAGTCAGGATCGGAAAGCCGCCGCCCTCACCCCCGAACCGGCATCCATCGGCCACAACCGAGCCCCAGTTGTCGATCCATTTGCCGCGAATCAGTTCGCCTGTCATCGGATCGGGCACCGTGGCAGGAGTCGCCGTGAAGTCAGTCAGACGCAGCACGCCACCCGTCCATTTGTTGCTGATGGCCGGCGTGCCGTTGATGACCGTCGGACCGCGAAACTGATGGCGGCAATGCTCCACTGACGTGGAGTCACATCGCGTTAACAGCATTGTTCCGCCGTCGAACACGGATGTTTGAATGTTCAGGCTGGCGGACATGTGCAGGTCGGGGCCTGTGCCCTCAGCCGTGATGGCCGTCTGAGTCCACGCCTGGAAGCAACAGTCCCGCACCGTCAACCGGGTCATGTCGACGTTGGCATTGGTGAAGGCCAGCTGGACCGAGCCGCCGACGAACTGCATCTTGTCGATCGTGTTGCGGTAGCAGCTGGTGAAGTTGAAGATTTTCAACTCCGGGTCCTGCTGGATGACAATCGCGTCTTCACCTCGCACCGTCTGATAGCTATGCAGATTGATCGGCTTGCTGATCAGGTACTTCCCGGCAGGGAAATACAACTCGGGAACCGAAGCCTGGAACGAACCGCCGCTGGGGTTGATTGCCCTTAGTTTGGCAACGCAGATGTCCGCAGTTCGCTGGATGGCAACAGTATCATCCCATCGGCCATCGCCGACGGCCCCGTGATCCTTGACGTTTTCCGCACCGCACGCGATGCCAGTCATCAGCATCGCAGCCATCAGAGCTTTCAACATGGTCCCTCCTATTTCAACCAGGTGAGCCGGGCGGCGTCAGCCCCCGGACTGATCCAAACTACGATGCCGACAAAGCCGCTTCGGTCGCTGCCAGTGCTGCCTGCTGTCGTGCCAGATCCAGCCGTTGCAGTTCCCTGGTCACTGCGACGGCCGCTTCGGACTGATCGCCGATCAGATGATTGACCAGTTCCATCGCCTTGTTGCCGCGCGTGGCCTGAAACTCCAGTTGACTCCGCAGGTTGGTGACCTCGGCCACCTGCTTTTCGATGATGCCTCGAGCCGTCCCCACCTGCTTGCCGTACTCTTCGGCCAACGTGGTCAGCCGGGCATTGTCCGCCTGGGCCGCATCGCGTTCGGCCTTCAGATCGTTCAACTGCCCTTCGTGATGCTTGGCCTGCTCGGCCAGGACGGCCGTCTGCGTTGCCATGGCTCGATCGGCGATTCCGGCTTCCCACGCGATCAAGGCGTCGAAGATCTCGGCGGTCAGGTCGGGCAGGTTGCGGAAGGCATCGGCGACGGACCAGGCGACGCCGCCGATGTCGATGTTGTTCAGACTGTAAACTGTGATCATGAGTTGAAGGCCTTTCAGGCTGCTGGGAGGAATTCGATGACCGAAGACACTTGCGTGATTTCCGTGGAGGCTCCGCCCTGTCCGGTGGCCTTCAGCACGACAGAACCCGACAGGGTTGCCGAGCCATCGACTTCGTTGCCGAACGTCGTGGCGGCGAATTCGGCAGGCATGCCGACGATCGTGCCGGTGACCTGGGCTGTCGCGCCTGTTCGTGTGATCATGCCCGTGATGAAGAACGACAGACTGCTGCCGCCGGCCACGGTCACCGTGGTCAGGATGGTTGTCGAACCCCACTTGACGCGGACAATCTTGTTGTTGCCGCTGGTCGTGGCCTTGAAGACCATGGTGAATCGAATGGAATCACCATCAGCGGCCAGCGTATTGGCGGGCACGGTATAGCTGTGCAGATCCGTCTCGCCCGATCCCGTGTTGCTGGACGTGGTGGCGATCGTCTTCAGCACGCCACCGACTTTCGCTCGACCGGTGCCACTGCCCGCTTGGACGCCATCCGTGAACACGAGGCCCTTCGATGTGCCAGACCCGGTGAACGTGGCCAGACCGCCGGAATTTACGGTGATTCCCAGCGTGTTACTGGCGTCGTAGGACGCGACAAACTGAGCGTTCGTCGTCGATCGCGATTCGAAGCGCCCCAGGGGGGACGACACGCCGCCGACACCGAAGTTGCCGCTAGTGTCGAGAAAGAACCGCAAGGCGCTGGCCGTCACGTCATTGATCGAGAACCCGTTGAAGTCGCCCCGAGCGGCAAACTGAAATTGCTGCGATGTGCCGTTGTACGACATGCGCAGTGCGGATGTCCCGGTTGCGTTACCGGTCCGTAGTCGCAGGAAAACCGAGGCCGACGCATCATAGGCATCGATCTTGTATGTGCTGTCAGGAGTGGCCCCCAGTCCGATGTAATTGAACTGGGGCGTCATCGTGGTCCCAAGGTCCGCAGCGGCCAGGGCACGTTGCACGCCAGTCATGTCCATGAAGTGCGTGGCGGTATTGTCCAGCTTCGGATGGAAGCCGTGCTTGGTTGTGCTGACGTCGTTGGTCGTGACGTCGGTCAACGTCAGGGCCGCACCGGTGATCGCGGTCGAGGTCACCGCCGTGAGGCGTCCATAGGCGTCCCATGTGATGATCGGCACGGTCCCTGCCGCCCCGGTTGGTCCGCCCGCCGTCAGGACCGTCGCCAGGTCGATCGTAGGATTTCCACTGGCCCCATCGCCATTGGTGACACCGATTCGCCCCGACGTCCCGGTGATTGTCCGCTTCGCGAACGTGTCAGCCCCGGTCTGAAAGATCCCCCCCGCCGACGAATCCAACGCGGCCAGGGCCGTCAACGTCGCGTCCAGCGGCTGGCGGTTGTTCTTCAACCAGTCCAGGGCATCGGAAACGAACGAACCGGTGACACCGCTGTCGTTCACCACATTGCTGGCCAGCCCGCCTGGGCGAGGGATCATCACATGAGGATACATGCTCAACTCCAAGCGTAATCGACGGTCAAGCCTCCCGCTTCGACCGTCGCGGTGAATCGGGCTTCATCGTCCTCAAACGCCAGATCGGGCGGGGGGACGTTGGCGGTGATCGTGACTTCCGCCGGCGTCCCCGCATTGCCCAGCGGCAACGCGTTGTCCCGAGGTGTCACGGCATAGGACCAGTCGCCCGGTCCCTCAAACGGTGGCAGGTCGAACGAGTACGCTCGATCGCCGTAGTAGGGCACGCGCCCCAGGATGTGTTCCGGGTCGGGGTCATCACCCGCCGCGGCCCCGCCTGTGACGTCCCAGTGGTGCAGATCCGCCGAGGATCCCGACGCGGTCCACTGCAGACGGTACCGGCTGGCCTGGACAACCGGGAAGTCATCGCCGAAGTTGGTGTCGATGTAGGCCGCATCAACTCGCAGCAGGGTCAAACGTGCGGGCGATGGCGAATAGGGCAACTGACCGAAGATCCGCCGATCACCGCCGATCAGCGTCTTACCGATCAGCGTGCGACCGGCGTACAACTGGAACAACCAATCGCCGTCGGTGTAGTCCGATTGGAAATCGACGTAGACAGCCCCCGGGCCCATCCACCCCGCTCCGATGATCGTCATGCCTCCAAGGTATCGTGTGCTCATCCCGAGGCCCCCGGAGCCAGTTGCATGAACCGCAGATTCACAACCGCGATCCATCCGCCATCCGGAGCGGTCGGCAATGGATCCTGTTCGCGGTCCGCCCCGCAAAACTCCACGTCGCGAATCGTGCGAGCCACACTGCCGTTATCCACGAATGTCCCGACCTGCCCCGTCTTGCTGTCAATCAGCTGAAGGAACGCATCGAGCAACGCGGCCGTGCTGAAGCTGCCATACACATAGACGCGAACGGTGAACGGTCGCCCTGTCCTGGCACTGTCGATGACCGACATGCCTGCGACACCGAAGGCCGACGTATACTGTGGCCTGCGTTCATACTCGCCGAACTGAACCGCCTCGGCGACGCCCGTGAAGGTGAATCCCTTGTGAGTGATCGTCACGGCTGACCTCCAATTCCAGCAGCGGCGACAGGTCCCACCGGAGCGGGATTGACCGGCGACACGACATTGACCGTGGGCGGCTGCTGAGGTTGCAGGGCCTGGGCGGTATCACGCAGGGCTTCCGTGGCCTTCCGCATTTCTTCCAGTTCCTTCTTCAGGAACCCTTCGGGGTCGTTCGCCTGGGCGACCTTATTGCGGACCGCTCGGACATAGTCCTGAGTGCCGCCGAACGCGTCCCCCGTTGGCGCCGTCCAGCCCACTGCGGATTCGGGCGACATGCCCAGCGAGGTCAACAGGTTGAACTGCATGCCCTTCAGATTGCGACTGAAGACACCGACCCCTTTTTCCCTCAGCACGTTCTCATAGGCCAGCCGAGTATTCTCCAGCTGCATGCCCTGCCCGGCCTCGGCATCCATGATCTCAGTCTCAGCCTGCAGCCGTCGCTTGGCTGCGTTGCGACCTGTCGCCCCGATCTGGAAGTCGCCTTCCAACGCTCCCGCGTCCTGGCCCTTTTTCCGCAACTCGGCAACGCGTTCCTGGTTGTTCGAAAGCAGATCGAATGCCGCGATGTTGGCCGATTCCACCAGCGTCTTGAGGATCGTGGCCCGCTTCGATTCGGGGACTTTTTGTAGCCCCGCCTGGATGCGTGACAGAGCCGTGTCGAACGACTCGCCGACCAGATCCACATCGCCCGGCTTCAGGCCGATCTGTTTCAGGGCCTGAGTTTTGTCCTTGGCCCCTCCTGCCGTGGCCAGGTGCAACGCGACGTTTCGCATCCCCGTCGCCGCCTCACTGGCGCCCATCGTTTCACGCAGCATCGCGAAGTTGGCCAGCTGGTCTTCATACGCGATCTTGCCCTTTAGCGTGGCCCCTTCCTTCGCCAGGTCCGCCAGATCGGTGATCTTCAGCGGAGTATCCTTCATCCCCTGCACGGCGACGGCCAGCTGCATCAGGTTCTCGCCGGACTTCGCTTTGCCCTGGGACGCCAGATACTGCGAAGCCGCTTCCGCCAGGCTGCCAGCGTCGACGTTCTTCCCCTTCAGCTGCTGAGCCTGAATCAACTTCAACGTCGCTTCCAGGGCCGGGCCGGATGCTTCCTTCGCATCAAACCCGGTCGACGTCAATGCAGTCGCCGCATCGAAGGCCGCTTCGGTTGTGGATGCCGTTTCCTTCGCGATCCGCGTAATCGAGGCCTTGGCCTCATCGCCGCCCAACTGAGTCAGACCCGCCTGTACCCGGTAGCGTCGCGCGAGCTCGTCTTGCTTGTCCGCCGCTTCCTCGGCTTTCTTGATCGCTTCCTCCGACGCCTTGCGATACAGGTCCACCGCGGCGGTCAGGCTGGCATACCCGGCGACCATGCCGATCATCCGCTGAGCGGTATTCTCGATCGCTCCCGCCTTGGCATTCATCACCCCTGTCGAGGTCTTCACCGCTCGATCGAACGTCTGCTGATTGATCGCCCCCGATGCCAGCAGTTCGCGGTATCGCTCAAGCCGCGCGTTGTGGGCTTCCTGGGCTGTGGCCAGTGATTCCGTCAGCCGCTTGCCCTCGGCCAACGTCTTGTCGAATTCCTTCGCGGATTTGCTGTTCTTCTGCTGAGCGGTGTCGACCTGGGCCAACGCAGCTTCATAAGCGGCGATCGAGTTCTTCGCGTTCATCCACGCGCGAACGGTCGAGGCGTCCTGAGCGGATAGCACAACCTCTACATTGTTCGCCATGTTTTCGTTTTCCCGTTAACCACGAACGGCTGCCACGCGCTACCGCTGACCGGCCTGTCTCAAACAAACTGCAACAGAATCAAATCACTGATCGTCGGCACGTAGCCAGCAGGTTGCAGGCCCTTGCCCCATCGGACTGCGTTCAACCAGCCGCGGTCGAAGCTACGTCCTTTTTTTTCAACTCCTCAATCACATCGCGAATCCGGGCCGCGTCCGTGGCCTTCGCCGCGATCGTGTGAATCAGCGTGTCATCCAGCAGACCCAGCCAGACCGCGATCTGGGCATTGACCCGGTAATTGATCGACAGACACGACACCGCGAACTTGAAGATTCGTTTCCAGTCCTGTGGCTCAATGCCGGTTTCGATCGCGGTGATCACGGCATCGCATGCCCAGAGACATTCATCCGCGAACGCACGGTAGGGAGCCGTGGCCACGCGGACCGGTTCACCCGCGTCATCCAGATCGAACACGGACGGCAGCTGAGTCACATTCGGCAACTGCCAGTCCTGCCCGTCCAGCAGCGTCTGCATCAGTCCTTTGATGGGATGACGTCGCTGAATGTGCTGCGGTTTGGTCGGCTTGCCGTTCCATGTGCCGAACCAATACAGACCGCTCTTGGACTGACGCCAGGTCTGTTGAGTGGGCTGATAGACGGGCGGATCATTCCACGTGACGATCTGCCCCGGTATCTCACCAGGGCCGTGGCCATCAAGGTCACTCCATGCGTGAGGATCATCGCCCGTCAACAGCAGATCACCCAGGCCGACATCACTGAGGTTCTGTCGGCTCGGTCCGCGTTTGTTCGGCAGGAACAACAGGTAATGAGGCATCAGGCTTTTCCGGTGCAATCTTCGGCCCCGCGAATCCGTTGTGTTTTTTTATCGGGCTCGCAGCGGCCTGGGGGTTGGTTGGCTGGCCCTCGCCCACGTGCGGGAGAGGGGCCGTTCCAGTTTCGTCGGTCATGGTTACGCCAGTGTTTCACCGGTTGTGCCAGTCAGGGCACCCGCTCCGGTCGCCGTGATCTTCGCCATGGCATCACCCTCGCCGCTGACTCCGGCGTCGGTGATCTCAAACGAGCCTGCAGCCAGTCCGCAGAGCACATGTTCCGCATCCGTCAGCGCATAACCCATCTTGGCCAGGCCGACGGAAATCCCGCTGGACATACCCGTGATCCCCATGCCGATTGCACTGACCACCTTCAGGTTGGTCGTTTCGATCTCGATGGTCGGGGCTTTCTTGCGGATGTAGCCATCGCCCGCGTAGGCTGCCCCACCCGCTCGGAACGGCTTGTATTCCAGCCCCGTCTTGATGCTGACCGATTGCACACCGCCCAGGGCGGCGCCTTCGAACGTGACAGGTCCCAATTTGAACAGGGCCGACACGTTGGGCGAGCCCGACAGGTTCTGGCTGATGTTCACGATCAGCGGCGGGTTGCTGGATGTCTTCAAGGCCCAGAACTTCAGGGCGATGCGGGCCGCGTTCTGATCGTCCTGGCGAGCGTCGATCGACACCACATGCAGGAATCCCTTGGCGGTCGACAAGTTCATATGATTGCCAGCGCCCGAGAACGTACCACCGTCCGCTCGCAGCTGGTACTGAATCTTGACGGCCGAACTGCAGGCCAGCCCGGTCATGATGTCGACGGCGTCCAGGATCGTTTCCAGATCCATCGCCGTCAGATCAACAACCGGCTCGCGGTTGACTTCCGCGATCAAATCGGGAGTCACCAGCCCGCCGGCATAGGCAACAACCTTCTGGACGTTGGCCGAGGGCCGCACATCCACCACATCGGCGATCGTCAACGCATCGAAAATCGCGGGATAGCTGCTGTAAACGGCGTCAGCGGTCTGCAGGGGAGTCGTCATGGTCGATGATCCTTTTAAGGCGTCGGAGGCCTGTTACGAGTGCGATACGGAACCCCTGGCATGTTGGCCAGCCGCGTGTATTCCCGACCGGTGAACTCGGCCAGGTACTGATGTTCGTCCAGTGCGATCGCTTCCAGTTCGGCGATCCGCGTCAGGACTTGTTTCTGCTGATCAGACAAACTTCCGCCGATCACTCGCAGTCGGCCGGTTCCACCCTTGAACGGCAGCCGCATGATCAAGCGCGCCCGAGTCGACGTGGCGGTGATCTGGCGGAAGTGAGTCATCGCGGTCCGCAACTGCCCCGACGTCGCAGCCGGTGACACCAGCGGCGGCAATCCCAACCGATCCTTGCGAGCCTGATACTTCCTCGACCGCCGAGCGTACCCGTACTTGGCCGCGGCAAACTGTGCAAAGTGCCACGGAATGTGCCGCTCATGATGCTCAACGGCCGTAGCCCGCAATGCTTCGCGCGTGAACGTCTGATGATCACGCAGGAACAATCGCGGATCACGCGGATACGTGGTGGTGATCGTCACCGGCGGTGGAGCGGTCGAGGTCATCACACCCACTCCAGCAAAAAGGCCGCGTATCGAAACCACCGCTGGGCATCAGCCTCATCACGGATATAGTCGGGCGGTCCCACATGAGTCGGGGACCCGACCTTCGACCATTGCGTGATCGCCAGGTACTGCGTCTGGACCAGTATTTCGGTCAGGATGCCGCCCAGCCGATTCCGCCAGGCAATGTCATCGTTCCGCCAGTCGATGGCGGTTCCGTCGCCGTAGTAACCCGCGGCCATCTCTTCGCACAGGATCAGCAACAGCTGCCCCGATCGGACAACCGGCAATCGCTTGCGTGACTGTCGCAGCGTGTCATCGTCGGTAATGATCGCCCCGGGAATCGGCCAGCCGTAGGTTGCGATATCACGCAACGGATAATCGATGTATGCCAGCGCCGCCGCCGCGTCTGCCGCCCCAACCATGTCCCGAAACGTGGCCGAATTCGACAACGCGGTCGCCACGCCCAGGAAGGGCAGCGACAGGTCGCCGGTCGGTGTTTCGGTCAATGCGGGTGGCGCCATATTATTTCGTGCGAAATAGTTTGCGGGGCGTAGTCAGTGCGATTCAGCTATTCCCGGGCATGTGCCGGATGGTCTTGTGATCGATCGACTTGACCGTCACGACGGATCCGCCTGGCGTGCCAGCGACCTTGACGATCGCCCAGCGAGCCCCACGGATCACAAATTCGCCTTCATCGTCGATCGAATATTCGTTGCCGTTGACATCCGTGCTGCCGACCAGCAGTGATCCCGTGCTGATCACCTGTCGCCCCTGGCGGTCATCCTTCAGGGGCTGGGCCGCTCCCTCGGTAAACACGGCATTGATGACGACAGCGGTCCCCGATCGCGGTCGATGCGTCACCTGAAGTCCGAAGTCCTCCGGATTCGTGAACACACGCGACACATCATCCGCAATCTCATCAGCCAGCGTTCGCGGCATCGGCAGGGGCTTTCTTGCTCTTGGCCTTGACGGGTTCTTCCGCCTCGGCTTCACCCTTGATCTGTTTGATCATCTCGGGCAGATCGATCTCGGATAGATCCAACGGGCGATACTTGTTGAACTCGTTTGACCATTCCATGGGCTGCAGAGCCTTGCCCAGGTCATCAGCCAGGTAGGGCAGTTCCGCCGGGGGAATCTCGATCACCTCACCGGCCGTGAAGACGCGGACTTCCAGGGACTTGCCCTTTTCGTCCCGCTTGATGGTGCGACGAAAATTGCCCTTCCAATCGGGCCGAAGTCGCACGTGAATCTTTGTGATAGTTTCGCTCATGAAATCGTCCTGAGAATGAAGGACAGAACAAACAGGCAGCGGGCCACCATGGACATGGTGGCCCGTTGCCGAACCCCCGTCAGGCCGTCACGATCACGTGAAGGTCTGCTGCACCGAATACCACCAGGCGAAGTAGCCGACGTTGTAGCGAGCGTCGGTCATCAGCTTGACGTCCTTGAATTCGCGATCGTCCAGCCCCTTCATCTGGCGTTGCAACGGACGCCGGGCCTGGAACACGAACGGCTTGATTCGCTGCCCCACCCGATGCAGGTAGAACGCGTGATCGCTGACCGCGTCCAGGGCCGGAATCACAACCAGCTTCGGTCGATCCAACACGATGTTCGTTTCGCCAGCATTCACCAGCGTCTTGAACAGGGCCTGGTTGGCGACTTCTTCCAGGGCCGTCGGAACTTCCAGCACAAGATCACTGATCGGCTGCAATGTCGGCCGATGGAATGGCTTGCCCTGGTCATTCTTGAAGCCCAGCAAGGCCGCTCGAGCGGCATGATAGGCGGTGCGAAATTCCGCTTCCGTGGGCGTTGTGCCCGTGGCCGCCGTCGCCGTCAACTTATTGGACTGAGTCCCACTGTCACCCCACGAATGATCCGTATCGTAGAAATACTGACCATCCATGCAGACATTGGCATCGCCCGTCGTCTGCAGCGTGAACATCAGCTCATCGGGGTGATAGGTGGCTTCTGCCCCCAGTTGCTCCATGGCCATGTCGTACATGCCCAGGCGATCATCCTCAATGTCGATCTTTTCGATCGCCAACGATGATTCCCAGAGTTTGTTTGCGATCGTGAAATCAGTCGCACGCAGGCGATTGAAAATTCGATCGCCGAGCCATTCCCGCATACCGGGCATGTTGCCGATCGCCCCGTAGCGTTCATCGGCTCCGTACGACGGGAACAGAGTGGCTTTCGACGGCCAGTAGGGGGTTGCGGATGCGACCCCCAGGTCGAACTTGGCGGTCATGCCTCGCAGCGTTGCCAACGTGCGAGCGGTGTCTTGTGACATGATTGGCGTTCCTTACAAGTAAAAATGGTCCATCAAACATCCGCTGCAGGGAACGCCAATCGACGCCCCTCAAACACAACTCAGATCAGGCTTCAGCTGTCCAGGTACCCGTGAACCCGAAGCATGCCCACGTCCCTGCGGACACACATTCGAGGTCGACCGTTTCCCCGGCTGCATTCGCAGTCAGGTACTTGCCTGCCGCTCCGGCAACGCCGGTGGATGGCAGGCTGATCGTTTCTGTGCCGTTCGGGTCGATGCGCAGTTCCTGGGCCGCTCCGACATGGAACCGGTACTTGAGCCCCACCGTGGCTGCTGGCATGGCGAAGACCACTGTGCCCGATGCCCCGACCGTCGAGAACAACTTGCCAGACTCGCTGGCCAGCACGGTGTAGTCAGCCGTCTTGACGGCCACCGAGTCGAGTCGCACACGATCAGTCTGGACGTCCAGTTCCACGTAGACCTTCGTGGAAGACACGTAACTGGCAACAGTCCCGATCCGCACTCCCGCCGCGGCCGGCGTCGTGGTGATCGTGTAGTTGTCGGTTGCGTAGACAGGCTTGCCGACGTTGGCCTGGCTGAAACCGGAACCCACCAGCAGGAATTTGCCCTCTGTGCAAAACTCGCACGACTTGTCGCCGGCGGACCCAGCCGAGTTATCCACCTGGGTGATCGAAATCCCCGCGAACTTGTTAACACCGCTGGCGGTGTCATCGTCCGCGTAACCGGTGGCGTTCACAAACACCAGCGTGTTTTCGTAGATCATCGTCGAGGCTGCGACCGGAAGTGCATTTCGGCAATCCCCAGCACGCGGCGTGATCTGATTGGCAGTCACTGACATATTCTAAACCCTTTCACAATTGAGACTGATCAGGCCGACGTTGGCCACTTGCCCTCTGGCTTTGTGTGCCACTGGCTATGCCAGTGGTGTTACTTTTTCGGAACCAGCGACAGTGATTCCAGCCCTTCGTCCACGCGACGGGACTTCACGTACTGTTCCTTCGTGATGTTCATACCCGCGTAGACAGCGGCAGCCGCGTCGTACTCGGCTTCGAACTTCGCGTTCGGGTTGGCCGGGGGCGGATTGCCCGCATTCGGTGTGACATCGGTTCGCGGCGTGCTGCTGGCACTCAGCATCGCCAGCAGCTGGTTCTGAACACTGGCGACCGTCGCATTCGGATCGTCAATGAACTTCGCCGCCAGGCCGGGTTGATTTGCCAGGGTACAAGCGGCGGCGATTCCGCTGGCTCGTTCCGTGGCTTGCTGAGCGGTCATCTGGACCGGCTGAGCCACTGGCACAGCAGGAGCGGCTGCGGCGGGTGCCGTTGCCGCTGGGGCTGCAGCTGCCGGAGCGGGCGCAGCGGGCGCAGTCACTGCCGGAGCCGCGGGAGCGGGGGCAGGCGTCGGAGCGGTCGCAACGGGAGCGGCCGGAGTCGGTGTGGCTGGTGCCGTCGACATGGTCAGATCCTTTCTTTCGAGATTGGCCAGGATCGGTTTGATGTGATCTGGCACGTTCACAAACAGGCCGGGTTGCACCGCAGCCGACATCGTTTTCAAAGGTTTCGTCGACGTGACGAAGCCCTTGTCTTTTGCTTCCTGAGCGGTCATCCATGTCGTGGCCGACATCATGGCCTGGACGTTTGACAGCGTTTGCCCAGACCGGGCCGCGTAGATCGCGGCGGACTGTTCGTTAATCTTCTTTGTCGCGTCCAGAATCGATTGCTGTTCGGCCACCGTGCCGTACGTGCCCCAGGCGGCTTCGTGGATCATGAACAGCCCGGCTTCGTTCATTTCGATTTCATCGGCGGCACAGACCACGACCGTCGCCGCACTCGCAGCGAGCCCATCAATGCGGGCAATCACCTTCGCGCCGTGATTCTTCAACGCCGAGTAGATCGCGATCCCGTGGAACGCATCGCCGCCGATGCTGTTGACCTGCAGGTGGATCGTCTTCACGGCCTTGTTGGCAGCCAGGGCCTTGGCAACTGCCTTGGCATCCACCGTCGATCCATCGCCCCACCAGTCGGTCCCAATGGGACCATACATCAGCAGTTCCAGCGTCGAATTGTCTGCCGCCATGCGGCATTCAAAAGCCTTCTCAGTTCGCATTGCTGGTCGACTCCTGCTGAGCTTGGTTCTGTTGCGAGGCCGAGGCCTTCATGCGTTCGGGCGGCTCGATTTCCAGTTCGCGTTCGAGCGCCCGTTCCTTCTGCCGTTGCTTCAACACGTCTTCCAGGTTCACACCGCGTTCGCCGCAGACTTGTTCCAGCGTCTTGAAGTTGTTTTCGACCGCGTCGATATCCGCGTTGACTTCCTCGCCCGGATTGATCGCATAGGACCAGGCCGGAGCGGTCCATTGATGAGCCTGGTAGATCCAGGGCCGTTGCTGGAATTTGCTGATGTTGATCTCGACGCCGCTGATCTGGCTGAACAGCACGGCCAGACGGACCAGTTCATTCCACACGCAGACGAACCAGGCCACGGTCAGCAGCTGCTGTTCAACCTTGCAGGTGATCTTGGCCCCGTTCAGGATCAATCGACCGCCCGCAAACGAAACACCACGCCAGTCCTTCATCAGGAATTCGTACGGCCAATTCATGCCGCTGGCGATACGTCGATGGTTCCATTCGTGCAGCGTCCCGACGATGTTGGATTTCGTCGGGTTCGCGAAGTGGATTTGTTCGGCATCGGACTCGTAACGAATCTGCCCTGGGACCATGTTTTCGACGCGGTTACCCGACTGGGTCTGACCGGTCGCCATTCCCTTGGCCCCTTTCAGCGGGGCTTTTGTCGTGACGAATGCCGCGTGACAGGCTTCGACCTGCGCCGCGATGATCCCGGCTTCGTCCAGGTCTTCGCCGTCGCGCCAGCGATCGAGCGTCCGACACATCCACGCATAGCCGCGGGACTGACCGGGAAACCATTTTTCGTAGACGTGCAGCATCTGGGACGCGGGAATCATTCGCCATTGCTGACTGACCTGCACCGTATCGTACGGGTGCGTCGTCTGCAGCCAGTAGCCAATGATCTCGCCGTCCAGATTGTACTGGACTCCCATCCGACACAGCGGGTCGCCAGCTTTGCCGGGCGGGGTCGAGATACGTTCGGGGTCGACAACTTCCAACACCAGCGGAATCGGCTGGCCCGGGCGTTGTTTGATCCACATGACTGTAAAGGATTCCCCGTACGCTGCGACACATCGCTCGACGAGACGGGAGCATTGCCATAGTGATTCCTGGCCTGTCAGGTCGCACTTCTGTGACCAGCGGTTGTAGACCGTTTCCAGCTGGTCGTTCCAGCCCTGGGCCGCTTCCTCGCTGATGCCCGCCCCGGCCGCGATCTTCGCTTGGACGCTGAACCCTGCCCCGACGACATGATCGACGCGTGAATCGATCGCCCCGCCGGCAGTTGTGGACCGATACAGTTCCAGCGATCGACGACGCAGGTCATCTATCGACTGTTCAAGATCGCTGTCAGCCGACAGACGCGACCCCATCCATCGCTGAGCCCCATGCAGTCGGTCGCTGTTGTCATCGCCACTGCGATCGTCGCTGAACGCACGCAGACGAGCTTCACTGGCCTCGCCAATCATCCGCATAGCCCGACGTCGCAGCCCCATTTCCGGTGCGATGGCGTAGACCAGTTCGTCCACGAAACGACCGATCGCATTGCGACCCGTCTTGAAGACCGTGCTGACCGTGGAAGACGTTGTCCGTGCCAGTCCCCGCTGGGCTCGCTGCAGCCCTTGGGAAAGTCGGAACATCGTCTTGCGTTTCCAGCCCATCTCAAATCCTGCGCGTCATGCGGGCATAGTTCACCGGTCGCGATGCCGGATCGTTCTCGGCGTTTTCCTGATCGAGTTGTTCTTCCAGATCACTGATCGTGCGGTTGACTTCTGCCAGGGGCGGCAGTGTCTTCATCTGAGTTCCGCCGCCCGGCAGAGCGACCTGATAGGTCTGGTAACCGGCCAGGATGCGGGCACGCATTTCCCGGGCAAGGGCCAGGCTTTCGCTGGTCGAGTACTCAAACGCGGCTTCGAACTTTTCGCTCATGCAGCCACGATAAGCCGGATTCGGCCACACTCAATAAGGGCTGTACTATGACGTAGTACGGACATCAGAATCGGCATCGAAGTCGAATCGCTTCTGCCCTTTCAGGTCCCCGGTGAAGTTGGGATCCGTTTCGACGATCTTGTTGTCGGTCGGCTTCCAACCGCATTCACGGCAGGACAGGTATCGAATGATCTTTCCCGCTTCCCGCCGCGTGGTATAGACGCCGATCACGCCCTGGCCGCATTCGGGGCATCGGTCACCCACGAAGGATCCGCGATCGGTCGATCGGGTCAGGCTCAATCGTGTCAGTTGCAGGCGCCTCATCGTTTGCGAATCCATCCCTGGGACACTGTTCGAACGATGGACCGCTGTTGCTGGACAGGCGTTATTTCTCGCGAAATGTTTTCGTGGGCGTGGGTGATCGGCTGAACAATCGGGGCGGCTGCCGCCTTGGATGATGTTTCGTCCAGTTCCTCGATCACGCTGACGCCGTTGATGCTGCCTCCGATCAATGCCAGGGCCGTGCTGTCCAGATGATGATTGGCCGCTCGCACTTTCTTCCAGCGGGTGATCGTGCCCTTACCCGGCTTGAACTCCGTCGTCGATTTCTCGGCGGTCAGATGCCGGACGAATGTCCGCCGTTCTTCGACTGCTGTCAGATCGGATCGATCGACGTGAAACAGCGTCATGGCCCCGGGGGCCGCTGTGTCGCAGTTCAACCTGGCGTGCAGTGTGGTCTTCGCCGCATCGGCGTCAATCTCGACCAGGTAGATCCCGTCATCCTTCAGCCGGGCAATGTGCCAGTCATCGCCGATCCACTGCACGATCGCCCCGGTACTCTTCGGCCGGTTGTAGTGGACTTCTTCCCCGGACACCGACAGACCTTTGCACGGTCGGAACGGTTGACCGGTTTCACCGATGAAGTCATACACCAGCGACGTCTGCCAGCCGCTGTCGATCAGGTTTTCATCCGGGACGATCAGTTCACCACTGGCTTTCGACCAGCCGCGGCCGCACATGTCGCGGAACTGTCGCAGGGCTTCGACCAGTCCGGCCTCGAGCCCCAGCGTGCCCTGGGGAACTGAGATGCGGCCGTAATCGATGATGTAACCTCGGGCACGAGCGCCCCAGGCGATTGCCGTCCAGTGGCACCACCAGCCGCCCAGGTCCAGACCGACCGTCACGTCGTTGCAGTTCGCCGGCACGATGCCACGCGGTTCGGCATGCGTGCGATCCAGCAGGCTGGTCAACGTCAGCGGCATCGCCTCTTTTTCTTCGGCGAATGGAATCGCCCACACGAACTGGCACATGGCCCGCTCGCTGGTGTTTTCGTCCGGTGCGTTTTTGGCTTTGAATTCGCGACCGGCAACGTCCGCCGACGGCTTGAACATGTTGTTCACCGCGGACCAGCGAAAGCCCGCTGTCAGCGTCTTCGGCAATGCGCCGTGAACCGTGCCGTCTTCGTCGATGGTCTGCGACCCATGCAGCAGCCTGGCGTTTGCATTGGCATGGCGGCGTTCGTCTTCGGTCCATCCATGTCCGCACTTGGGACATGCGAAGTAGGCTCCGTCGCGGGCGTCGATCTCATTGTCGGCTTCCTGCCAGCCGACCAGGTTTTCGCGTTCGGGTGTGACCCATTCCGGACAGTAGGGGCACTTGAGAACGATGCGGCCTCGGCTGCCGTTGGTGTATTCCTGCCAGATCCGCCCCTCGGCGATCGAGACGGTACATTCCATGTAAACCAGCGTCCGCAGCACTTCGAACGCGCCCAGACGTTCGATCATCTGCGTGATCGGGTCTGATTCGCGCGATGCTTCGCTGACTTCGTCGTACTTGTCGATTTCGGTCATCAACAGGATGCGGGACGTGAAGCCCGATCGCTTTTCGTCGCCGCCCTTGGCCGACATGAATTTCAGTGTCGCGCCATTCTTGAACGTGATCGACTCGAACTTACCGCCCTTGCTGCCCTGGCCATCGTCGGGCAGCAGCTCGGCGTAACGGCTGGCGTTGATCGCGGGCAACAGGTCCTGCGTCCATTTGTCATAGGCCATGACCATCGTCGGGATGCCATAGACGACATTTTCCCCGACCTCGAACAGATGGTACATCGCAGGCACAACCAGCGCGTTGAACGTCTTACCGGTCTGCGTTGGTCCGGTGATCGCCAGGCGGGGGAACCGCTCGGACTCAATCAGATCGAACAGCAACCGCACGTAGGGCTGATTGTCGAACGTGAATCGCTGGTTCCCGTGCGGACCCGTGGGAGGCAGCACGATCTCTTCAAGGGCAAACTGCGAAATGGTTCGGCGGATGCGTGGCTCGGCCCGGCGAATCGCAGCAGCGAAATCACTTCGAAGACTCTCGAATTGCCCGATCGAGGCGATCATTGATTTGCTTTTCCGCGACCGACAACTGGTCTGCAATCACCTTGGCGGCCTGGATGTTCCCCTGTCGTGTCAGGCTGGCGGATGCGTCCCGGATGCGTCCCGTCAGGATGGATAGCAGTTCTCGAACAAGTTCCCGGGGCATCAGGTTGCCCCGCCGCAGTTCCAATTCCATTTCGTCGGTCTGTCGCTTTAGTTCCAGGATCTGCAGGCGAGTGGCCTTGGTCTTGAGGCTGACCTGTTCGCTGAATTCGGTGACTTTCGACCGCTGCTGTTTTGTGGCAGCACGCCAGGCGACGATCTTGTCGGTGTCGTATTGGCCATCATCCCGTGATGGAAAGCCGTCTTCGAGCTTCCAGTTGCCGATCGACCTTTCGTCGACGCCGAGAACCTCCGCCGCTTCTTTTCTGGTTTTGACAATTGGCATTCACTGAGCGCGCTCCCTCAATCCGCTCGGACGGTCGACAGCCGTGTCGGATAGCCTCGATTGATCATTTCGCTGATGAAGCTGATCTGGGTCGCTTCGTCAGGCAGAGTGACAATCACTCGGCGGGCCAATTGTATCTCCGTCGGCTTGGGTGGCTTGTCCGGTTTCGACGTGGCTTCTGCCGCCGCTTCTGTCGTCGCTTCGGTCGTCGACAGTGGCGTCGTTTGCTCCGGGGTCGAGGTCGCGTCGGGGACGATGAGGTCCAGGCGGGTGAGGACATCGCTGGTCAATGCCTCCAGGTTGAGTGTCAGATCGGGTAACTCGAGCGCAGGCAGTTCGGCCAACAGCCGCTCGACCGCTTCCTCATTCCAGTCGGCCAGCGTGCCCAGCATGTTGTCGGCTGCTCCCAGGGCTCGCGCTTGATCCTCGGTCAGATCCCGGAAGTCAACCGGGACGTAGTCCCAGCCGTTGCGGATCGCCGCCAGGACACTGCCGTTGCCGATGATCACCTGACGCGTCGCCGATCGAGCAATCACGACACGCGTGAAGCCCCACGTCCGCAGCGACTCTTGCAATGCGGGCAGATCCTTATCGCCATGGAGTTTCACGTTGTCGGTGACATCGATCAGCAGTGAATCAGCACGAACAGCCATGGCGCGAAACGTGGCCGGGATGTAGGGCAGGTCCTGATCGGCCGGGGCGGCGAAGGGATCGGGGTGTGTCATGGGAATACCCTGGGGGAGGGCGAAACATCATGCCGGGCGGGCGAGGCAGTCACAGGCGGCCACCCCCTTGGCCCCTGACTCACTACCTGACGCGCCCGCCAGGATGTTTCGGAGGTTACCGACATTGATGTCGGTAACCTGTTGAACCGCATTTACGGCAATGCTGCACGGACAAGACAGTCCTTTGCTTCAAGCAACTTTCGCAGCCCCGCAGATTTCTCGGCACCATCGGGCAGAGTTGCGTCCATCTGGCGCGCAAGATCTCCAATGGGCTTGCTGACCGTTTGCAGCTTTTCCGGGAGATGCTCGTACGCGAAATACTTGATGATTGGACTCGACATAGTTGACCTCTTGTTGGGAACATTTCGTGCGAAATACTCGTCACGGCCGCGGACGGCTTCCGGTGGTTTAAATGGCCGCTTTCTCAGCATTCATACCGCCGCGGGCCACAGTAGGATTTCAAGGTCGCGATCGGCAGCCGTGACGCCGGTTTCACTCACCGCCGGCTAACCGTATGACCCGGGCCGTCGCCTGGGCCTCCTGTCAGACGTTGGAGTGCGATGCACTCCGTAGGGCGGGCTGTGCCCGCCATCTTGACGACGGCAACGTCGGGCGGATCGCCGCCCCGCAAAATAGTGAATCCAGATCAGGACCCAGCCCCGATCGATTGTGAACGTCTGATTCATGGGGCATCCGGATCGCGGCATTCGTCGGGCTGGACCAGGGGTTCGGCGGATCCAACCTGCAGGGGCTTCAGCCGATCATGGATGTCTCGGACCAGGCCGTGTGTCTGGTCGATGCGGCTGTCCATCCGCTGGATCGAATCACGCGTCGCCGCCGAGATTTCCGCCTGCCTGGCCTGCGTGACGGCCTGGGATTCGATCGCGACTGTCGACCGCTTCATGGTGTCACGCATGTCGAGGATAAACCCGTCGGCATGCTGGCGAGCCCAGGACAGGCACATCCCGCCCATCGAGGCCACGACGATCAGAATCACCGCCGGCCAACCGTGACGGTTGACGCGGGCCATCCAAAGGTCAAATCGGTCTTTGCGTTGCTGAGGACTCATTGGCCCGAATTCCTTTCAGGTCAGGTTGCGGTGTTGAACGTCGTGATGCCACGAGATGCAACCTCGCACGATCCAGGACAGGATTCCTGAGTGTTCTGCCTGGATTTTGTCTTTGATTGATTTGTCCTGCATCAGCTCCGGCGGGCCGGATTCGCCCAGGTCAGGATTCCAGAATTGCTTTCCGAATGAAACACGTGTTGACAAAAATTGTCGGGAGCGCTGTCTATTTTGAGATCGCGGAACAGGATTTGAAACTGGTTGAATCCGGGTTATGTCTGATCGTCATTTCTGTGATTTTCTTCAATTAGTGCTTCGCGAAATGGCGTCCACAGCCAATCGGCGATTCGCCTGGCCGACGAACACAAGGCTTTTGTAGTGCCGTATGACGTGTAGCCGAACTTGCCTTTGGTTTCGTACATAATCACCACGCGGCCCCAGCCGAATTTCTTTGCGAAGTCGCGAGCCGCGGCCACTTCTGGAGACGGGTTCCATGCCATCACGCACTCTCGCTTTCTGCAACGAGCATCCTGAGTTCACCCAGCGCCTTCTCGGCCTCTGTCAAGCGAGTTTCCATTGCCGAACCAAACGACTTCACCGTGCGATGCAGAACACAATGCGAAACATCGAATCCGCTGCCCTTGGTACAGAGGTTGTAGTTCGCTCGCAGTGAGCCAAAATCCGCACTCCCGTAGAGTGAAATTCCGAATGTCGCCCGCAGGTTCCCTACGCATTTCAGCGCCGCAATCAGCGTGTCGAGGTCTGGGATTGGGAGCGACACCACGAAACCCGCATCGGGGTCGTCGTCCTCCAACGGTGACATCATTTCGTACCACGACTCCTGCCATTGCGATCCACGGAACGCTGCCGACAGTTCGCCACGGTCAGCCCCGTTGACGACGAGTCCCCATTTGTGCTCACTGGCCTGCTTCATCTTCATCCTCCTGTTTGACGGTTTGGATCAACTCATGAGCACTGATTCTCCCGGCTGCAAATTCACTCGCGGCATAGAAGAATCCGGGGGCTGACGCCGCCCGGCTCACCTGGGTTTGTCTGGGGTTATTCGCCTTGGTGGAGGCGGACGATTTCCTCCGGCGTCTTGTAGCCGCTCACCACGGCGCCGTCGGTGGCTCGTTCCACATGCCAGACCGGCCAACCGTAGACCTTGGCATGCTTGCGGATGAACTCCGGGAAATCTCTCGACCCATCCGGGTCATTGTCGCTCGTTTCATGGCCCATCACTTCCCGATAGCGAAATGGCAGCACCTGGCGGGATCGCATCAGGGTATCGTTGGCTCGACACCAGCCGCAGGATCGCGTCGAGTACATCACGGCGACCCAATGACCCTCGGCCAGTGGTTGCAGGCCGAGAAACTTGCGGATCGTGATCAGGTCCGCCGCCTGGGCGATGTATGGTTCATCGGACACATCGTTTTCGCAGATGATGCCGATCAGCTCCCGTTTGCGGTTGAAGATGCCGCCGCCGCTGGATCCGCTGATGAATGCGGGGACCAGACGCAGGCGCCCGTTGCTGCTGGCCTGCGTCTTGAACGGTTCCAACGTGATTTGCCCGTTGCGATCGCGACCGCAGGCCCAGACCTCGACCGATGTCCCGGGCTGTTCGCTGGCGATCTTCGCCCCGTTGCGAGGCTTGATCCATTTGACGGTCAGCAGGGCCAGATCGGCACTGGCATCAAACCGGGTGACCGTAGCTTCATTGCGGCCCTCGGCATCGACGACAATCGGGCCGGTTCCCTGGATGCAATGAGCGGCCGTCAGGACGGTGCCATCATGCAGGATGACGCCGGAGCCCAGGTGAGCCTTGCCACGCGGGCCGCATCGGAGTTTGACGCCATAGAGCAGCAGATCAGGTTGCGACGCTGCGGGCGGTGTCGCTTCGTGGATGATGATGTATTTGCCGGACTTATCCTCAGCCAAACACGCGGACCCGATCAGGATCAAGCCAGCCGCGATGATGCCGATGATCCAGGACCAGACGGTTTCCTGGCCTTCGCCTGGCTCGGCCTCGGGGATCTGCTGCAATTCGGGTTCGTACATCGCGGGCTCCTTCGTACTTCGATCAGATCTCAGTAACTCAATCCGGCAACTGCCCCAGGTAATGCTGCCTCGCTGTCTTCGGCTGAACATGGCTACGCTGCCATGACACTGAGCGGGCAGACTGCATCGTCGAAAAAGCGTTTCGCGCCTTGCAGCACGGCAAAGCCTTGATCGCCCCAGCTGTCGCTCCACGAATTGCGGATTCCGATTCCGACGTCTCCGTCGATCCAGTCGCAGTGCGTGGCGTAGACCTGATGCCCCCACCACAGATAGCCGACAGGGACCGGATCGGGATCCGGCTTCAGCAACAGCGACACCAGCTGATCGAGGTTTCGCGGTTCCAGGGCGACCCAGTTTTGCACTCGATAGGCCAGCGCCTTTTCCTTGTTCGCAGCGGTGGCGTATCGCCGATCGATTGCATTGGCAGGCCAGTCCGCAATCTCGTTGCAGCCGTATTTTGCAAGCCATTCAATCGCTTCAAGGCCCCAACCGCCGACGTTCTGGAACCGCTTGATCTGGGCCGCAGCCGAGGCAGGCGACAGCCGGACGATCCGCTGGTTTTGGGCGAGGCGTTTGACCTCGACCGCGCCGATCACCGCGTTCATCCAGCAGTAGTTTGTGCGATCCTGATAGAGCGACGACAGCTTCTTCCGCTTGATCAGGTCATACAGTCGCGTGCCGCGTTCCTTCTGCTCCTGAATGCGTGCCTGCCATTCCGATCGTGGGATCAGCCACTTCGAGGGAAACGGCATCGCGGATGATCCATAGCCCTCGGGGCCTCGCAATGACAACCGCAAGCCCTTGCCCATGTCGGACGGGTGCAGGATGTCGTTTGAGGTTTCGTCGTTGATGATAAACTGAGTCACTTCCAAGCCTCCACAAATGCCAGGGTCGAGGCTTCGTCGGTGATCGGCTTCAGCACGATCACGCGGCCTCGGATCAGGGCAATGGACGGAACGGATTGCACCTGCCCCTTGACCTGTGCAAACAGTTCCGGCCACGGCGCCTGTTCGCGCGTGACATCGGTTTCGATCGACCATTTCCGCCAGCCGGTTGTCCCGTCGGACTGCTTCACGCAACGGGCATCCAACAGATCACGCAGTTTCATGGAGCCCAAGACACGACGCTGGTCATCGGTCATGGTCGTGCTGGCCGAGTCGAACAGGATCATGGCGCGACGATCGCCCACTGGTTGCGGGATAGGCGTGATATCAGGATCAGGGACCGGGACAGGATCGACGTTCGGATTGGGGGGCGGTTGCGGGGCCTGGTTGGCGGCGATCCTGGCTTCAGCCTGCTGGCCTGACCCGAAGTCCGTGACGAAGAAATGAACGGACCCTCCTGACTGTAGGCTGGCGGTGAACCCATTATTATTCTGAAGCTCAATGAGGCTTACTGGACCATTAATTGACTTCTGAAACCTGACTCGACCTGTTGCACCAACTGCAACAACTTGGATCAATCGCCCCGACTCAATCGTATTTCCTGTCACTGGGCGACCGAGTTCGTCTGTAATGACGATCCGCAGGGCCGTCGGTTGCGGTGGCGTGACATCCGGTTGGGGTTGCGGTTGGGGGCCCGGTTGTGGCGTGATATCGGGCGATGGCCGAGGCGTGGGGCGCAACGCGTCCAGGATCGCCTTCACCAGTTCGACCCATTGCTTGATCTGGTCGGGACTGATCGCGGCCGGGGCCTGCAACGCCTGCGGTTGCAACGGCGTAGGCGTTTGCTCGGTCTGCTGGCTTTGCTGATCGCCGACAACCAGCGGAATGACTGTCTTGACGGTATCGGCCTGCTGAGGTGTCAGCTTGCCGGTCGAGACCAGCACACCCAGGATGATGACCGCGATCGTGTTGATAATCGCCAGCCAATTGGCGGGTACGTTGAACAGGGGTTTCTGTTTCGGATCTGTCACGCCTCGATATCCTTGGGCATGGCCATCGCCAGGTCGGTCAGCGATTGCAGGTTAGCCGCGGACACAGTCCGACCGGCGGCGATGGTGTGAGCGGCAACAACCTGGGCCTGATCCATCTCCAGATTGAGGCCGAGTCGATGCGATCGCGCGTAGTAACGTCGACCCAACCGTCGGATGCGATGCTCGTCACTGACCGCCTCGGCCGAGGCCTGGGTGAGAACGGTCACCGGATCCGCGTTGCGATCTTTCAGGCAGGCCAGCACGCGGGGCAACACGTCCAGGATCAACGGCACCAGCACAGCCGGCGACAATCGGGCTTCTTCAGCCGAGGCCTGGGCGACCTGTTCGGCGTAGGCATCGAACGTGATGGACATGGCAATCCCCTGACATATTTCGTGCGAAATAAAGGCCGTCTCTCCGACCTGTCACGTCTCCGCTCTCCAGACCCATCAGCACAAGGCTGATTTCGCAGGCGTGCCCACATAACCAGATTCGAGTCCCAGGGCGACGTTCCCCTGTTCGTCTATCGGAACGCTCTGGCGTTTCGTTCCGAGGGCCTGTTGGATATCGCCGGGCCGCTCTCGTAAGGTGTTTTCAGACTCGACAGCCCTTGCCGCTTGTCGCCTTGACGCCTCGCCAGCGAGCTCGACGCCGATGGATTCGCTGGTTACTGCATCGCTGAGCATGGATCGGGACACCATGCTTTCGCGTGTCCTCACGGCGAGTGCGGAAGAACGCGCCATACGTTAGAGCGATCAGGGCCGCTCCGTAATTTCTGAGACCCATGGGGTGGCCAACGAGGCCACCGAAACCCACAATAGAGAGTTACTAGACCCGTTCAATATTGAATCGTCAGGTTTCGAACAGTCGCAGCTGAATGGGGTCTATATGTGTATTCTCAGTATAGCGACCGTGATCAGACTGCCATCGCTTCCAGTTGGCGCGGGCCGCTTCGAGTTCCTGCGGTGTGAATCCGCCCACGATTCGTTCGGTTGTGGTCACCCTCAGCTTGCATCGCCCACACTGGCGACGGCGAGTGATATACCCATCCGGATTCCGCCGATGCAGAACATGCGTCGGACCGTGGCAGACCGGACAGGCAATTCCCCCGTCCGCGTCCGCCGCGTCCTGCAGCTTGGCTACGATTTCGGCTTCGGTTGTCATGCGTTTGCTATTTCACCCCCAGTGCCGCGAGCAGTCGCCGAACGTCGCCGCGTGTTTTGATGTGCGGGAGTGGCGTTGCTTCGAGATAGACCGTGTTTGTATCGTCGATCCAGACATGTCCAGCGATCGTCTTACAAGTGGTTCCGTGTGGCCATTCCGGCACTGAAAACGAGTCAAACCACGCCTCGTCAATCGGCTCGTCGTCGTCTGCTGGATGCTCGGCGAGATAGGCGACATATGCGAATGCGCATAGCCACAAATCCCGATCTTCTCTCGTCCATTCAGGACCAACTGTTTCCCACATGTGCTGCGGAACAAGAGATCGCAACCGTTCCGCCGCCTGCCGCAACTCCGCCATGGTTTGCCCCCTTAAAACGCCTTGTAATAGGCTTCCAGTTTCTGTTCCATGTCAACGTCTTCGGTGTCCAGCCGGAACTTCAGGCGGATGTTTTTCGACTCGCACTTCAGTTGACACTTCCGACAAGTCCGGTCGCACAGCAGCGATATGATCGTGCAGTCTGTCGTGTTCCGGCCCCGGAACGATGTCATACGCCAACCCAATCATATCTCGATCCAGTGACGCGGGAGATTCGTTCAGCATCGCGTTCACCGATTTCGCTTTACCGCCATTGATGCTTCCAAACTCTGCCACCGGTTTTGCCGTCTCCTCTGGCTTCGGCCCTGCGTCAAACTCATCCGGTTCGTGCCCCGCCGTGCGAACGTCTTCCGCTGCCAGACGATGGGCTTCGGCCTTGTCTTCGTGGCTGCGCGTGATCTGTGCCCCGTTTGGCAGGTCCGCCGTTGCGTACCATCGCTTCTGACCGAAGTTCTGCAGGTCGATCTTGACTTTTGGTTTTGCGTCGGATTCAGGGGATTCTGGCTCATCGACTTCATGCCCGTGCATTTGAATATCTTCACCCGCCAGCCTTCGGGCTTCCTTTTCGTCGGTATGGATTCTGGTTACAGGGATGCCGCCTGGCAGATCGGCCATCGCGTACCAGTGTTCGCCGAACTTCTTGGTTTCGACCTTCACCTTGGCCTTGCCCGATTGCCCCTCGCCCTTGGGTGCAAATGTGCCGTCGCTTGACCGCGGATGTTTCTTTTCGTCCTCATCAGTCCAGTCTGCCCCACGGCTGTATCGCGCTGCTGGAGCGCCCGACGGCATATCTGGCTGTTGGGACGGATCGCCACCCTGATCATCCGTTGGTCCCGCTCCAGGCTGGTCTGGGTGCGTTCCATCTGCTGGGGGTGCCCCCGGTGGCCCCTGCTCTGGTGGCATTCCCGGCAATGCACCCATGCCCCCCGCTGGCTGCTGCTGTTGCTTCAGGACTTCATCGTTCGGCCCTGGCATCGACATTCCGATGGTATCAGCAACGTCCTTGGCCTTGATTGCCAGACCTCGGGTGATTTCGATGATGATAGATGGGCCATTCGGGCGGTCTGTCGAGACCTGGTCGAAGGTTGTGCGTCGTATCCATTTGGTCGAGTCATCCACAAACCAGCCGATCGCGACCAGGCTGTCCTCGATCTCTTTCCAGTTGCCTCGCAGGCCGCTGCTGGAATCCCACAGCTTTTGACGTGGCCCGAGAACACGGACGACGTTGATTTCGACCGGATAGGGGAACGGCACGTCGGCCAGGCCCCAGGCTCGCAGCTGCAGCTCACATTCGCGGCGAAACTGATCGCTTCGGTGATACGAGTGGCCTCGGCCGTGATTGTTGTTTGTCAACGTGATCCACAGCTGCACGCGCGTGCGTTGCTCAGTTGCTTCCAGCCATTGCGGTGGACGATTGCCGAAGACCGGTGGGCGAGGCTTTGCAGGCTGTTTCGCTGGCGGCTTGGTACTGGCATCGGTGTCGGTCCCAACCGGTTTGGATCGCGTCAGTTCGAGGGCCTGGCGGCGGGTGAGTTGCAGCTTACTGGGCATTGTGAATGACCTCCGGAAACTCGGACCATTCGCGGACGTCCAGCATGCGGCCTGAGAATTTCTTGCCCGATCGAATCATTAATGCATCGGGTCTTTTTCCTGACTGGCAACGTTCGCCAGAGGGCGTCAGCCACGTCCATGGATGCTCTCCTTCATCCTCTTCATCGCCGCTTAACCTCCCAGTGCCGTGAATCGGATACCATTCGCCCCATTGCTTGAAAAAGAACGGCACGTCCGCCGCCTGACACTGATCGCGGATGGATCTCACCCAGTCAGGATGGGTTGGCCTGGCATTCGGGCCTGACTCGCCGCCGACGATGACCCAATCGACTGGCCTGTTTTTGCCAATCACTCCGACGCCTTCTACCGAGGCCATCCACTCGCCTTCACTCTGCGGATTCGCTGGATTCCAGAACTTCAGATCCATCGCTCCCAACAGTGGCTCGATCGACAGGAATCTGACGATCGCAGGCGTTGCCAAAAGATGTGGAATCCTTTCGTCGGCTCGCTTCTGATTCTCGGCGGTAACACCGATCCAGACGTTGCGCAGCGGCCAGCCGTCCATCACGTCATGAATGATTTCTTCGCGCGTCAGGACGGCCTGTTTTTCGGGCGACATCCGTGCCCAGGATCGACAGCCGATTGCGTAGTGAAATCGCGGATCAGACAGCAGCGTGGCCATGCGTTCCGGTCGCTTTGTCAAAACCTGAAATGTGTGCCATTGGGCTTCGTACATCGTGGCGAAGATTTTGGCGATGTACGAACTCGGAACGTCGTCATGAAACATGTCTGACAGTGAATTGACGAAGATTTTTCGCGGTCGCTTCCACCTCAGCGGAGCGTCCATTCCTTCCGGGTGGAACCATGTGGCATCGGTCCATTCGATTTTGCTGTTTGCGCCCATGATCGTCAGTTCCTTGAATACGAATTGTGGTAGTCGCTGATCAGTTGATCGAATTCGGCTTGCGTCAGATGCTTGCCGTGGGGGAGTTGCTTTTTGATGTAGGCCGGTAGGTATTTGCAGGCCATGCAGTATTCGGGGTTGTGTGAGTTGATACCCGAGCTCAACGTGCCGGCCGGGATTTCGATCTCGCTGTGTGTCTGGGTGATCGTGGTGTGAATCCGGACCAGGATCAGATGCCGGGTCGCTCGACGAACAAGCCGGCGGGCTGTGCGGATCCAGCGGGTGATCGTGCGTATCATGGTTTCGCTCCCTGGAAGGATTGATCGAGCCAAGTCAGTTCGGCGTCCAGGGCCTCAGCCCTCAGCGGGTATGGGCCGAGGATCGGGCCACCGCTCGGCGTCAGGTCGGCGGTCCAGCCGCAGTGCGGGGCGGGCTCGACATGCGACGCGCGGGACACGATGGTCTGACCCAGTTCCTGCAACGCGGCGAGTGCATCGTGATAGACGAATTTCAATAGACCATCCTGGCCGATGTAGATGATGTGCTTTTGGGTCATGGCTTGATCCTTTCAAAGCCCACCACCCACACGTATGGGTTCACGTCCCAACCGAATCCGCGGCTGCCGTTGATCTTTTCCCAGAGGTACTTGAAGGCTTCGACAGCCGTTACAGGGAAACAGGCTGGTCCCAGACCGTCATGGATGAACTCATTCCTTGCCTGGCACATTTCGACGTCATTGCATGCCGGGCACTTCCTTAAGTAACGAGGCATGTTCCATTCATCACAGTTCCGTTCCATCCCCTCGGCGATCGCGTCTTCTTCCGAGATGTCGTTAACTCGTTCAACTCGGATAGATTCAACTCGCAGCGTGATGCGGGAGACCTGACCAGGATGATCGGGTTCTTCGCCTTGATCCTTCAGGGGGTCATAACCGTCGGATCGGTAGATCACCGGGAAGTTCGGATAAAACGCGGCATGGTCTGGTGACCAGCATTCGCGGACCCAAAGGTGTGTCCCGGGCTTGCCGTACGGACAGACCCATTCATCGACAACTGACGGATCCGCATCGCGGGCATCGTGTGTGGACCATGAATCATCCCAGCCGGTGAAAACGCAGTGTTCGGCCGGCAGAGTCGGTTGCGGTGTGATCACTCGCCGCGTCTGTGTCTTGGTGCCATTCAATATCGCACGGATCATCGGATCACTGAACATGATGGGCTTTTCATTTGTGGGGGTACTGATGCTCATTGTTCTGCCTTTGCTTGTTGGGGGTGCGTGGCTTGTCGGTAGAACTCGGGCGTGCGTTCGTCGCGGGTGACCGTGCCCAGGGCGGATTCCAGGGCCGCGGTGGCTTGTTTGCATGTGGCGCCGGCGAAGCCTTCGGTCTTCACGATGACCGCTCCGGTGTGATCGATTTCGACGGTGACTGTTTGCATGGTCGGGTCCGTGGGAGGAAAGTTAAGACAGGGCTTTGCGGGCGGCTTCGTAGCCGGCGTTCCAGGCTTGGGCTTCCGGGCCGTTGCCGGGGATCGGGCATTGAGCGGGCTGGCCGTCATAGCCCGCTGCGTAGCCTCGGCTGCGTGCGGCTCGAAGTTTGAAGTCTGCGTGATAGCCGACGTCGGGCATCACGGTTTCGGCTTCGTCCTTGGCCTTGGGTTGTTTCTTGGGCATTCAGGATTACCGGGTGAACTGCAGCTGGACGGTGCCGTTGGGGAGATGCTTTCGGACGCATCGATAGCCCTGAGTCTTCATCGTGCGGATGGACGCGGCGGTCGCGATCGCCTGTTTCAATCGGCCAGCGTTTTCGCCAATCACGTCCTGCAGGCCGAACCCACCGCCGTAGAAGTCCCACAGCATCGTCCAGCCCGGTTGGCCATCTCGGCGGCGGACGATGCCGATTTCGTAGGGCTCGATCACGCAGGCGTTCATCACGGCCAGGCGTTGCGAGGGATTGAGCTTCAACGCATGCTCGCAGCGGCCCAGGTCCTCGATGCTGAAGCCATCGGGCAGCGGATAGTCTCCGACGTGTTCCCCGTACCAATGATAGGTCTGCTGGCCTTCGCACCATTCCAGACCGAGTTCGGCGGCGGCGGCTTTGAGGTCTTCCAGATTCGTGATCTGGATTTCGATTGTCGCGACGTGTGACATGGGTTCTGGCCCTTTGAAACAGGGTTGTTTTGGAGTGAGTTACAGTCGTGTGCGGACACCTTCGGGCATGGATGTGTCCGACGTGACGGGTTCAGCAGCTTGAGGCATCGGATGCCATGGGGCTCGTTCGCCATAAGCAGCACAGATGATGTTGCTGAGGGCTCCGACGGCACCGATGCTGCCTTCTGATTCGGAGGCGAGCCAGTAGCGTCGCTCGGCTTCGATGATGGCCATCAATTCGTTCACGTCGATCGATTCGACTTTCGGGAATGGCATGGATGGGTTCCTGTTGTTTGGTCCGGGGGCTGACGCCGCCCGGCTCACCAAGAGCTTTTCAGGGGGCGGTTACTCGTCGTCGTCTAAATCGATCTTGCGGTCGGGGGCGTCGATCAGCATCGTGTCCAAGGTGTCCTTGATCATTGAGACATCGTTGAACAGGGACTGCTGATGTTCCGGGTTGGCCTTTAGGTCTTTGAGGTCGAGGCCCTTCGCGATGCCATCGACTTGCTTGACCATCGCTTCCAGTTCGGGGGAACTGTGGATGCTGATCTGGCGGAATTTCTGCACGAAATCCGCCAGGCCTTTGAGGGCTTTTTCGTTCAGCGTCTTTCGTTTGCCGTCTTCGTTGGGGGTCAGTTTGGTGACCAGGTGGGCGACCAGTTCCTGTAACTCGGCCGCAACGGCCTGTTCTGCCTGGGCAACGGCTTCCTCGAACCGGGCGGCGATGCGGGCTTGTTCCTGGGCGTAGAGGGCGGGGTTCAGTTCCTTCAGGTAGTTGGGCGGGTCGATGTTGGGGAAGCCCCAGACGATTTGAAATTCGTCGCCCAATGTGTCCGGGTCCGGGTAGTCCTTGGATGCGTATAGCTGGCCCAGCTTTTGGCGGGCTTCGAGCTTCATCTGTTTGTAAGCACTCAACAGATCGTCGATGTTGCGATTCAGTTCGTCGCGGAACTGGACCATTTGCGCGTTGAACGATTCGAGTTGATCTCGGCGGATGAGGCGTATGCCTCGCATGGGGTAGAAGACCGTCATGGACTTCCAGTAGCGGCGGGCTCGGCGGATGACGTCGGTCACCTGGCGGAATGCCTCGGCGCGCGTGTCGAGGATGCTTTTCGACGCCGTGAGCGTGGCAGGGTCGGCGGCGAAGGGTTTCGCGGCCTGGGCACAGGTGGCTTGATCCAGCTTGCGGCGGACTCCGAACTTGTGCGATCGGAATGAGACCGCGGCGGTTTGGTCTTTGATGGATTGAGCTAGGGTCATGGATGGGATCTCAAATTTCAAATTTCAGAAGGAAGACATAAAGCCAACTAACCGACTTTGATGGGGCGACCTTTGTAGGCCTTCAGCAGTTCATCAAGACGCAAGTTCGCCATGCATGCTGAACAGGCCTTGGGAGTGCCGCCGTATCGTTGACCGCTGTTGCAGTCGCCATGTCGCATTCGTGATCGCCTCAGCATGTCCATGGTTTGATGAAAGGCTTCTTCCATCAGCTGATACTTCGTTTCACTGGTCGCTGCGTCGAGGACAAACTGGGCGATAATTCGGCGTTGCAGAGATGGTTCCGTTTCGTCGAACCTGGCTAACAGCGTGTCGATTTCGGCATCCGTCATTTGGTCCGCGTTCATGGCTTATTCCTCCAATTGGATGGCTCGAGCGGTGGGAGCGGTGAGGGTGGTTTGTCGCTGGTAGACGCCGGGGACGCTGGCCGATAAGAAGCGGCCGTCGGCTTGGGATCGCAGTTGATCCAGCTGAGTGGACGCGGATCGGCTGACGGGGACGACGTAGTCCGAGGCCTCTTTCAGGCTGCAGCCCAGACGCCAGGCGATGTCGCAGCATTGGCGGATTTCGGCCCCCGTCCAGCCTTCGTCGGCGGGGATGTCATCCGTCACGATCGCGAACTTGGGTAGATAGATGTCCCAGATCTTTGCCCGTTCCTTTCCGTCGGGCAGATCGAAAAAGAAGGTCCCCAACGTGAAGCGGCGGCGTAACTCGGGGGGCAGGTCGGTGATTGCGTTGCAGGTGGCGATCCAGAGTGAGCGGCCGTTGCTGACCGCGGTGATGACCTTCAGGGCGTCTCGCAGCTGGCGTTCGCTCTGGCCGACCAATGATCCTTTCGCGGCGCCCAGATCCAGCTGGACGGTGGGGATTCCGGCTTCGGTTCCGGCACTCTTGGCGATCTCGCTTTTTGCTGTGCCTGGGGGGCCGATGAAAATCATCCCCGCGGCATGCTGGTCCTGCATGTAACTCAGCAGCGTGCCCAACTGGTCCTGGGAGACTCCGGACATGTCACCTCTACCCCCCAACGTCTTTTCAATTTCGTCCACGAAGACCACGGCATTCGGACGACTTTTGCCAGCCAGGATCCGGGTGAGGAAGTGCTTGATCACGTCGCAGCCGCCGATGTTGTCGAAGCTGCTGGTCCCTCGATAGACCTTCAGGCCGGGCGTCTGCTCGATCGACTGGCGTTTCCGGTCCCAGCAGCGATCGAGGTTGATGCCGTTCTTCGTGAGGCTCATTGCGGTCACCTGTTCGGCGGCGAATGCGGACAGGCCTCGGAGCGCTTCGACGGCTTTGTCTCGGGCGGTCGCATCGCAGGTGAGTTTCGCGTTGTCGTGTTGTCGTTCGACGATCGCGGCTAACTCGGCCTCGGTCGGCAGGGGTTCGTCGAACGTGGTCACGTCGTCGCACAGTTCTGCTGGCAGGGTGATCTGTTTGCCCAGCAGCACAATCATGCGTTGATTCGATTTGTATGCGTCCCTGAGGTTCCACAGGGCCTGCAGTGTCGGTGGTTCAACGAGCCACCACGGAGCGAAGTAGATGAACAGCATGCCACCTGGCGGGAGCAATCTGCCCTGCAGACAGGCAGCATAGGCGGAACCCTGCGTGCCCTGCCCTTCGCTGGCAGCCCATTCTTTGCCCGGTGGATTCAGGCCGACGTTGCCCTGGACGATGTCCCAGGCCACCTTGGGGATTTCTTGATCGTTGATGGCGGTGCAGATGGCTTTGATGGTCGCGGCCGGGTCGGGCGTGTTGACCGCCACGATGGGCGTTGAGACCCGTCGGGCGTTGCGAACTTGTTGACCGATGTCAGACATTGGGGGGGCTTTCGATTTGAGATTTGAGATTTGAGATTTCAGATTTGAGAAGGCACCGGCGGCTAGCGCCTTGCCGCTCAGTAGATGCCGAATCGGCGGAGGCGTTCGAAGGCTTGCGTGAACATCCAGAAGGCGCCTTTGGGGGCTTCGCCGATGAATTTGGGTTGGACGATGCGGACGTCTCGTTCTCCGGTCCATTCGACGCCGTCGGCTTTGAAGAAGGCCTTGCGTTCGGCGATCAGCATGGCCTGGTCAATTTCGCGGATCTCGGTGGACCAGCGATCGAAGTCGATGTTGAAGGCCGTGGCGATGACCGCTTCCATCCGCTTTTCGAGGTTCGCGTATTCGGGCAGCAGCAGCTTGAGCGGCTTGACCACATCGCCCAGATAAGCTTCTGCGGCATCGTGCAGCAGCACGGCGCGGCAACACTCGACGGGCTGGCCATCCTCTTCGGCGATGCGAGTGGCGAGGTAGGAATGCTCGGCGACCGAGTAGAACTCTTCGATCTGGCCACCAAAGCGGCAGATGTTCGCCAGGGCGTTGGCGATGTCGTAAAAGTGGATGTCGGCGGGCTGTGGATTCGTCAGGTCGATGTAACCGCCCGAGGCGAGTTTGATCGTGTTGTTGACGCAGCCGAAGGTGTTTGTGGTCATGGGGGCTTTCGAATCGGGGGTTAAGAATGGTGGGCACAGCCCACCCTACTGAGGTATTTCGTGCGAAATAAAAATCAGCGTTTGTCGAGTAGTTCGAGCAGGGTTTGTTGCACCAAGGGGGAATCTCGGCCTTTGCTGCGGACCAGGCGCTTCAGTTCGGGTTGCGACTTCGGCGGGGCTTCGCTGATCAGCTGATCCAGGGCCTCGCTGTCCATCGCCTGCAAGGTGGTCAAGTGATGCACCGTCAGGCGTTCCAGTTCCGCGACGCGCTGGCGTTCGCGGGCCAGTTGGGCATCCCGGTCCTGCGGTGATTCGGGCTTGACGGGGTACGCCTCGCCATGCGGATTCGTGCCGTTCGAGGTCAGGTCGGACCAGGGCCAGTTTTCGGTGGCATCCCAGTGGACGGCGTCTTCGGCCTGGGTCACCAGGCGGTTGAAGATCGCGCCTTTTGCGGACTGACAGCCAGGCGGGTTGGTTTCGAGATAGCCGATCAGGGCCATGACCTGGGGCGGGTTGAAACCATGCTCCCGGGCACTGTCGACCGCCTTGCGGATCAGGCTGACTTTGAGTCTGGCCAATCCTTCCTCCACCTCCTCCCATCCGGTCGGCTTGTCCGACACGCACGCGGCAGGAGAGGAGGAGGAGGTTGTTTTAAGATGAGACTCCAAAGAAGAGTCTTCTCTATTCTTACTCTTCTCTCTCTCTATTCTAGGTACGCGCTTGGTAACGGTGGCAGCGTTACCGGCTGCGCTACCATGTGCGTTACCAGTCTCTTTTAATACTCGCTTGTGATTGGCGACACGTTTCGCCGTAACTGCCCGTGCCTTACCGGTTTCGCCATTATGTCGATCGAATTCCGGCAGGCTGAGCCCGTTGTCATTGGCCTGTAACCAGCCGACCTCGATCATCGCGGCGGCGAAGCCGGGGCAGTTGATGCGTCGATCGATCCACGCAGCGGTAACGCGGGGAGCGTTACCATCGATCGTCTGTCCGTCGAACCAGGACCAGATCCGATGCAGCTTCCCGACGACGGTGTCTTCGTCGACCTGCAGGGACGTGGCGATGCCGATCACCGCAGGATCGTCAGCCAGGTCGACTCGCATTTTGATCCAGTTAGCCATGTCTTTTAGTTGCCGTGGTGGCGTTGTGTTGGGGTTTGGGTGTCGATTCGGCTTGATCGCGTAGCCAGCGGACTTCGAAGACCAGCGTGTTGATCCATTCCTGTGCCCACAGCGGCAGACGCTGCAGGCGTTCGGCCGATGGCGGTTCGAGATGTCGCAGATCTTCGTTCATCGCTCACTCACTGGATGTCGTCGATCAGGGGGCCACTCGGCCGTTTTCCTGCCAGGCTCGATAAGTCAGCGGGTAGGCCTGAGCAAACATTGATTCGCAGGCTCGTGCCGCCAGTTCGATTTCCCACAGGGGATAGCTGACGAACTTGGCCGCTTCTGGCTCGTGCGTTCGAAGCGACAGGAATGCCATCAGCGATCGTGGGTTGCAGGTGACCCAGCAACCGGAATAAATGCCGACGGGCAGGCAGTCGCGTGCCAGGCCCGGATCGACGCCGAGAGCGAGATTGCTTTTGTAGTATTCGTACGCGTACTGATAGGCGTAACTGAGGTTCTTCAGGAGCTTCTGGTAAACCTGTTCGTCTTCGCAGCGGGTAAACTTTGGTCGCCCTGGTTTCCAGGAATCGACCTTCATCATGGGGCGTTCGCGATCGGGCAGGTAAAAGCACGGCTCGAGTTGCTTGTACCGGCCCGACTCTTCGTTGTAGCTGAATCCGATGCGATGGCGATGCCATTCACGCCAGACGAAGATCGGTGCATGAACGAAGAATGTGATGGCGCCATGTTCGAACGGGGTGCCGTGCCGATGCTTCATCAGGTAATTGATGAGGCCGAAGTTGTCATCCGCGGCGACGTTGGCGAAGGCCATCGCATCGGTGCCAGTCGTGGCGACCTTTGCCGCGGCGACAACCATATGATCGCCGCCCATTGATTGCACGTGTGTGACGTCGACGGTCGATTTGAAAACGATGTTGGTGGTCATTGTGCTTTGTTCTCCAAGTTTGAAATCAGGCGATCCAGGTACCATCGAGCCTTTTTCAGGTCTTCGATTCCGTTTTTGTGCTCGTAACGAGCGACATACTTCACGACGTTGCCGGCGTGAAAATTCAGCTTCCAGTCCTCGATCGCATCGATGATTTCGATCGAGCCCTGGTTGTAATGGGCGGGATGGTCGACGTTGTTCTTTGTTTGAGTTGTCTTGTTGCTCATTGGTATTCCGCTTCGATTTCGTCGCGACAAACAGCGAAGACGTCAGACGGGTGGGCGTTGTAGTGGGAGACCTGGTAGTCCCAGGCTCCGGCGGCTCGAGCGCGGACGATCAGCCGGTCGCCCGCGGTGGCAACTCGCCGGGCCGGATGGCAGTCATCCGACTCGGCATAGATGTTCTTCGTCGCTCGGACGTTCTGGTCGATGAGGAAGTCGTCACTCTTCATCGTCGGCCTCATCGTTGTCGGTGTCGGAGGCCTCGCTGTCAGGCAGCAGGGCCTTGGGCATCAGCAGCACGGGCACGTAGCCGGGGGGCCAATGATTGATGGCTTCTTTCAGCATGCGTTCGCGGCCCCACTTCGCCACCGACTTGGGCGATGCCATTTCGTCGGTGAAGAACTCTCGCAGTTGGCGATCACTGCACAGATCGAGCAATTCCGCGTCGGGGACCCATTTGGCGAGCGGGTTGACACTCAACTGATCCGCGATGCGTTGCATAAACGGCAGGTCCAGATCGGTGTGACCCTCCGCCCAGGTCTCTTGCAGGTATTTTGCGAGTTGTGCCACCAGGTTCTTCGGCGTCAGTGATTGCACCGCCTTCCAGCACATCTGTTCGTCCCAGCCCCGCATGTCGTCGTCACGCAGGCCGGTGGCCTTAGTGAGCCAGTCCAGGAAGCCCGATCCGTCGTTGTAGACCAGCGTCTGAAAGTAAATCCAGATCGTGGTTTGGTCCGGCTTAATGCGGCTTGCGAGGAACTGGGCGAAATGGCGTTCGAAGTGTTGTTCCAGGCGGTAGTCGGACAGGTCCGAACGGTCTTTCGTTTTGACCTTGTCGGGGTTTGGTAGCGGGCCATCGTCGTCGTCTGAGGACTCGACGTCCTGGGCCGCTTTGCGAGCCGCTTTGGCTTCTTCCTGAAGCCGATCGAACAATTCAACGTTGAAGGCTCGATCGTATGGTTCGTCTGCCCAGGGAACCGTACAGGATTGGATGTCGAGTTCTTTCCGCAGTTCGTCTGTCAGTTCGAAACGCGGGCCGTCCCACGTCTCCACACTCATCGGTCGACTGCATCTGGAAATGATGCTCCAAATGGCCTGATTGAGGTCGTTGACCGCAATCTCTTCGATCGTTCCATCTTTCTCCGTGATTCGCGTCATGACCTCAGCCAGGACGGCGGGGCGGTCGATCCAGGGGATCAGTGATCGAGCGTGTGTCGGAGGCAGCAGGCCCTTGACCAGCAGCAGCTGCCATTCCTCGGGCAGCTTCAGCAGTCGCAGACGGTTGCTGACCTGGCTCTGCGTGATGTTCAGATGCTGGGCCAGCGTGGTCTGGTTGAAGCGGCCGGTCTTCAGCATCTGATCAAACCAGATGGCTTCCTCGATCGCATTCAGCTGCGAGCGGCGGTAGTTCTCGATGCCTCGCAGTTCGATGGCGGTGGCGTCCGGGACCAGGATGACTCGGCAGCGGACCGCCTTCATGTGAGCGATGGCGGCGGCGCGGAAGCGACGTTCGCCGCCGATCAGTTCGTAGTTGCCTTCATCCAGGGGGCGGACCGTCAGGTTTTGCAACTGGCCGTGCTTGAGCAGGCTGTCGGCCAGCGATTGCAGTTCCGCTTCGTCAAACCAGCGACGGGGGTTGTCCGGGCTGGGGTGGATCTGTTCGAGCGGGATCATCGCTTCGTAGCCGATTTCGTCGGCGTGGGCTCCGGAATTCAGCAACGGGTCGACTGTCATGACGGCGCTCGACGTGTCGTTCTCGGATGACGTATCGGGGGATTTCTTGCGGGGCATGGCGTGCGGTTCCTTCAATGGGCTTGAGGGTCAGGGGACGGTTGGGGCTGTGGCGGATCCAGCAGTTCGCTGCGGACGATGCGTACTGTGGGCGGGGCGTTGAATGCCAGTTGAACTCGACCGTTGCCGATCTGGCGGACGGTGACTTCGATGTTGCCGTCAATGACAATGGACTGATCAATGAAACGTGACAGGACTAACATGGGATTGGCTTCCTTCCTTGAAATGCCAGACACAGAACAAGAACACTTACACGACGGCTAGATCACCGCTGGGAACCGGCATCGGCTCGCTGCCGTCTTCATCGTCTTCGTCGTCTTCATCCTCAAACGAGCGAATGTGACGTGCACCGACGATCTGTCCGTCTTTGAATTGGTAGATGCAAATCGCACAGGGAACCCCCGCATCGATTGAGAGAACTCTGCTCACGTTCTCTGGGATGTCCCAACCAATCGTCTGAGCGACGCGCGTTGCCTCGTCACAGGCGTCCGTCAGGAGCACAGGAAAGTCGTCCATTGCATAGCGGAGCACGACCAGGTACATGCGCGTCGTCATTGCGTGAATTCCTTCGGCCAGAAACGCATTAGCAGTCGCCGGGGACTCGGAGCGATAGGGAGCGGGTGAACTGGTGGTAATCGAATGGTTGATTGGCCAGCCGTTGGGGGAATCGGAACAGGCAGCTTCGCATCAGTCCGCACAGTTCCACGTTGCTGACAGGGACGCGACAGGAAACCTCTTTGGCGTTGCAGTCCACCGCATACTTGATTGCCTGGCGGATCAGGGCAGTGCCCAGGCCCTTGCGGCGGGATGGCTCGGCGACCAGGACTCGTTTGATCGCGACGTCGCCCGAGGGCAGCAGCGCGTACATCACATAGCCGGCGGGGTTGTCCCACAGGCCGGCGGTGCCAGCAGGCGGGATCGCCAGGTTCTCTGGGTTGGTCGGATCGGCGTCGGCCAGTTCCGCGGCGACCTCGGCCGGCGTGGGATCGTCCCAGACGACATCGATCCGCCAGCCGGCGCCTCGCAGTCGCCACAGGTCATTCACGTTGAGGGCTCGAGCGACCCCGACGGTCCGGATTTCGAGCTTTTCCAAATCGTTGAAGATCGGCGTCGCTTCGCGCCGTGTGGCAAACACAGCCCACTTCGGACCGATCGGTGTGACAGGGATTTCGAGCATGGCGGGGGGGCCTTTTTTTATTTCGTGCGAAATGGCAGATCAGTAGGGGATTTCTTCGACCTCGGTCGGGTAGCCCGCCCCGTGATACGTATGGGCGGGGGTCGGATCGTCGATCGAGTCTTCCACCAGGTCGGGGTTGTCGATCAGGCGAACTCGGAAGCGGCCGATCTGGGTTGTGCTGCCTCGCAGGATGCGGCCGTTGATTTCGTCGCCGTCCCAGTCGTCGCACATCACTGCATCGGGCCAGCGTCGGCTGTCGTCGACCTTCAGGTCGAGCCCCTTTTTCGTCAGATGCTTCAGCAGGTCGCGGCAGGAGAAGGTTGGCAGGATGGTCTTCCACGACTGCGTCTGCCCGTCGATCTGGACGTCTTTGAAGGAGACTTCGTAGGCCTTCTGGGACTTCGATTTGGGGTTGGTTCGTGGCATGGTTACACCAGTTCCGTGGGAGGCAGTTCGTGATTGCGGCCGCGTCGCATGGACGTACCTCGAGCGCAGACGGTTGTGGGTGGAAATCGCCAGATCGGAGATTCAGAGATTAAAGACGCCCGTCCGTGGGCGGTCGCGTCCTGCGACGTCCTAGGATCGGGGCTTTCCGATCCCCATTTTCAGCAGTTCATCGCGCGCCGCGTTGGAGCGGGCACTGCTGACCGTCGCGGGCCTGGTCAGGTCAGCAGTGTCACCGCTCGGTGCGGCAGCTTGCGCAGTCACGAAGCGTTGAATCGCTTCCCTAGACGTGTACCAACGATGGCCGACTGGTTGGCATTCGAGTTTGACGCCCCGCGTGCCCTTAAGTCGCCAGCGATGCAGAGCCTTGACGTTGGTCCGCATGGGAAACAGCGCCACCGCTTCAGCCAGTGTGACCAATTCTTCAACTGTGGTGTCGATGGCCATCGTTGTATCCGTGCTAAACCGAAGGTGGTTCTGTCTAAGTCTTGGCACATCAGCGGATTTGGCGTGTTTCGCGTGATCTAACCGGTAAAACGCCCCGTTTGTCGTGCGATTGCTGCCAGTCACTGGTGGGCTGATGTGTGTCGTTGTGGGCGGTGATTAAACATTCAGAGCAATCATGTGTCAAGCATGGCGGTCGCAAATTCGAGATTTAACCGCGTTTTCGGGCCACTTCGACGATCAAAGTGGGCTCCAAATGTGCATAAATTTCCGTAGTTTTCGCGTCACTGTGGCCTAAAACAGCCTGAGCTTCGTCGAGACCGTAATTACCACGGATCTCGGTCGCCGCGTTGTGCCTGAGCCAGTGACCGGTCCAGACGGGCAGGCCCAGACGCAGGCAGCTGGCCTTGATGTTCTGGGAGAATGTTTTTCGCTGAATCGGGAACAGGCGGGCGGATGGATTGGCCTTCAAATACTTCCGCAGGATCAGCTGAGCCTTCGGCCCGAATGCCAGGACTCGCTTGCGACCCTGGTGGATCATCTTGTGATCGGTCAGTGTGGCCGTCCAGATCTCGCCGGAGCGATCGAGGTCGCGACCGGTGAGCGTACAGAGCTCGCCGGGGCGGGCGGCAGTCAGCAGGGCCAGGTCGATCAGGTCGCGCGTGTGTTCGTTGACGTCGTCGCGGACGCGTTCGATCTGGTCCATCGGCACCGCGGACCGTTTGGGACGCTCCACGGCTTCAGATCGCCCAGCCAGGAGCGGTGCGACGGCTTCCAGCTTGGCCAGGACTTCGGGCGGGACAAGATCATCACTGACAGCGTGGCGGAACATCAGGCGAATGCGGCCGACAGCCTTGTTGATGTACTTACGCGACCAGCCTAACTCGATCATGCGGATCCGGACTGCCTTCAGGGCGGGCCCAGAGAACAGGGCAGCATCGGATTCGCCGTACAGTTCGACCAGGGGATTGGCTGCGGACTTCAGGCAATCGATTTCAGCGGTCGGCTTGCCGTTTTTGACGTAGTGAGTGTCGGCGTGTCGCATGAACGCCAGGACCAGTTCGTGGACCGACACGACTTTGAGTTGCTTCGCGGCCTTCGTCGGAGTGACGCCGGACATGTATTCGGTCAGGACCTGGGCGTATTTCTGGCGGCTTTCGACAGTACCGTACGGCCCCAGGTAGATGTCCTTGCCCTTGATCGTGACAACAGCCAGCCCACGGGCTTTGTGATGGCGATAGGTCGGAATTCGCTGGGACATGAGTGCAGCTCCGTGAAATCCAGTACATGTACTGGACGACTTCCGGGTTTTCGCTGCACTGTCGACCGACGACAGGTAACGTAAGTACGTTGAGCGTAAGAAAATACCCGTCAGGAAGAATCCTGACGGGTAAGGCTCCCCGACTAGGGCTCGAACCCAACACCTTCAAACACCCAAAGTCCCGATTTCAAGCGAAAATCCGTTTGATGTTGGGACAATACCACGCTCCCGCATCGCCCGCAATAGCCCGCCATCACCCGCGACAACCCTGTATTCCCGCCGTTTTCCAGTACGGTCCTGTACAGGCCAAAGAGGGAAGGAAGGAAGTGGTTTTTTGATGCCGTTCGCGCAGAAAAAACGCGATGGTCTCAC